TTAGTATGATTTTTCCACGGTGGTATTAGAACCCGTTGTGATGATACGAACTTTGTCGCCAGGGTTAAATGTCAAACCATTATTGTGCTGCACCACCTGAATAGTCTGCCCGGATTGGGTCTTGATAAGTAACTTCACTTCCTGTGCTGCCAATTCGTTAGACTGCCGGTTATGAGAAGCCGCCGCCCCGGCTGTTGCACCGGCTACCGTCATGGCGGTTTTCCCTTTGCCGTTACCGAACTGGTGACCCACTACGCCACCAATCGTGCCCGCGGTTAAGGTACGCAGCGGATGATACCCTTCTCGGGTATGCGTAATAATTTGGCTCTGCAGAACCGTGCCATCCTCCACCAGCGATCGGATGCCAGCGTAACTCGCCGGACTGGTGATAGCCAGAAAGCTCAACGCGATGAGTAAATATTTTTTCATTTTAAGCCTTTCTTATTCATTGAAGGTGACACTATTCTGCCCGGCGAAAAATCATCTTCTTTAGCTAAATATGCTTTACCAGGCAAATAATTTATTTTTACACAAAACGACCATAAATTTAAAAATAAACAATTTAAAACTGGAAAGGTATATTGACTTCAATTATCAATAACGTGTTTTCCAGATACATTGTCAGAGTATTTGATTCAGACGAAGCAATATCCATTGCACAATTCTCAATAATTACCAATCATCGTTATTAAAATAATGGTCCCTGTCCATACAGGGAAAACATCAGGAGTTATATTATGAAAAAAGTCATTCTCGCTCTGGCTTTCACTGCGGCATCATTTTCTGCATTTGCAAATCATCCGGTAGCCCGTGCGACTGCCGTCGCCTCCGCCGATCATCCTGTTGCCGTTGCGGCGGCCACCGGTGAAGGTAACCATCCTGTCGCCCGCACCACGGCGGTGGTATCTGCCGATCACCCTGTCGCCGTCGCAGCCGCAACAGACGGTAGTTATCATCCCGTCGCCCGTGCAACCGTGGTCGCTAACGCTGACCATCCGGTCGCCGCCGCGGCCGTTACAGGGCACTAATGGCGCTCTCCCCCGGCAAGTAAGCTGGGGGAAAAGTCAATGTGTCGTATGACCCTGGAAGGCCAGTTATTAAAGGTAATGAAAACACGATTCAGGCTGGTCAGGAACGGCTGAGTGCCGGAGGGTTAATGGCACGCCCTGTAGGATTCGAACCTACGACCTACGGCTTAGAAGAACGTAGAGTACTATTTAACACACTGTAATATCATTGGTTTTTCCGCGCTCGCTACGCATTTGTGTCATTACGTGTCGTTACCTGCTTTCTCGTTTTCTTGTGATACATCCATGCATGACACATCTATGACACAGAGAATGCATAGCCATGCCACCAGACATCGCTATGTAATTTCCCGATCCACCAACTTTGCGTAGCTCCTTCCAGTTTCGAAACGTCCCGCTTTACGCCTACCTCTGTTATCAGCATAATCATCGCCGATCCGATTGTAAGACTTATCAGGTGCGCACCTTTTCTTTATCGGACCACAGGCAGGTCAGAAAACCTGGTAGTGTATCGAGGCGACAGCATTTCACGCTTCATCTGCCATTGCTGCTGTATACCCTGCCCGGCAAAATATAGCGTTCCCTTTCCGTCCTTTGCATTCAGGTGATCCAGCACCTCCATCAACTTCTCGCTACCAGCGCGTGGTGCGCTGTCATCGAACAGGTTTAGCTGAGCCACGCCCTGGCTGAAGAAGTCGCCGAGCATGACGCCCGCTTTCTGGTACCGGTGACCGTCCTTCCATATTTTGTCCAGACACTTTACCGCGGCGTTGATGATGTCTCTGCTATCCTGAGTTGGCGTGAGCAGTCTTACCGATGCGCTGTTTCCGTAATACGGCTCATTAAGGGCAAAAGGTGATGTCTTGACGAAAGCGGAGATAAAACGGCAGTACTGATGCTCTCCCCGTAGCTTTTCAGCTCCACGGGCCGCATAGCTGCAAATCGCCTGTCGCATTTGCTCATAGTCAGTAATGCGTTCGCCAAACGATCGGCTGCATACGATTTCCTGCTTCACCGGCGCGAACTCTTCCAGATCCAGGCATGGCTCGCCGCGCAGCTCACGGACGGTTCGCTCCAGCACCACATTAAAGTGTTTTCGGATAATCCACGTACTCTGCTCTGAAAGGTCCAGTGCGGTTTTGATGCCCATGGCGTTCAGCTTTTTGCTAATGCGACGACCAACGCCCCAGACATCCTCTACCGGCACCAGCGCCAGCAACCTCCGCTGTCGGTCTACGTTTGAGAGATCGACCACGCCGCCCGTCTGCCGCTGCCATTTTTTCGCAGCATGGTTAGCCAGCTTAGCCAGCGTCTTGGTCTGAGCTATGCCGACCCCCACTGTAAGATGCGTTCGCTGTAATATCGTCGCGCGGATCTCTTTCCCAAATTCAGTCAGGTCCCGGCAGTTCCTTACGCCGGTCAGGTCGCAAAAGGCTTCGTCTATGCTGTAAATTTCCACGCGCGGGCTCATTTCTTCCAGTGTGGTCATTACCCGGCTGGACATATCTGCATAGAGCTCGTAGTTGCTGCTGAAGCAAACAACACCAGCGCGCCGGAACAATTCCTTCTGCTTGAAGAACGGCTCACCCATCGCTATCCCGACTGCCTTTGCTTCTGCGCTACGCGCTATTACGCAGCCGTCATTATTCGAAAGAACAACCACCGGCCGACCACGCAGATCGGGCCTGAATATTGTCTCACAGCTCGCATAAAATGAGTTCACATCTACCAGGGCAAACATCACATCACCGGATTGTTGTCTACCCACACCGGGCTAATGGTATGAGTCACCACACCAACAAAGCGAACATCATCTAATGCCTCGCCTTCTATGGCCTCGCCGTCATCAGTGATTAGCGCATCACCGGCCCAATATGCGTGCTGCTGTCGGCCGCAAAACCAGATAAGCAATGTGTCTCCGCACTTAAACCGCGTTGAGTTCTTAATGACATCATAGCCTCTCTGCGTTTCTACAATACAGGCAGAAGGAGCAAGTAATGAATCTGTGGCCGCAACAAAGGAGGCATGAATGTCTGCTGTGCGTGGCATAATCACCTCACAATGATAACTGTATGCATATACAGTATTATCTTTTGTAGGCTCAGATCAAGCGAAGCGAGTGAGTTGATTTATAAGTGGTGGGAGAGGATGGAAATTTAGTTGTGAAAAACCCGCCGAAGCGGGTCTTTTCTATTGTACGCGAGGAACTCTACCGAATAGATAATTCGCTGTGGTATCGTAAAGCACTCCTCCTGAGAAGATAAAGGCATATTGCTGGTTTCCTGTGTACCCGCCATAGCTGTTTTTAGCATTTACCAGCACAGGAACAACATATCCATACTTTACTCCACCAGATGATTCGGCTAGAGAACCATCCTGAGAGTAACCTTTGTATGTAGGCATAAAGGTGTATCGGGCTGACTCAGGATCTTTCAGCACTGAGTTGAAATGGGCCTTAATCAATTCCTGATAATTCCCCGGCAAAGCGCCATAATTAGCCGTGCTTATCTCAACCGGAGACGGCGGTTTAGGTGCGCATCCCGTTAAAAATGACACGCTAAGAGCAAGGCAGAATACCAATCCCAATTTCTTCATTATTAATCCCCATGATTATTATCGGATTTATCCTATCAGCTTCGGGCAAAACAACAAAACCCGCAATTAAGCGGGTTTAATAGTTCACAGTACATGGTAAGGTTGCTAGAAGAGCTTGCGAAGGTCTACGCCGTACACTGCAAGCCAGGCAGCACGAGGCCAGGACTTAACGCTACCGAAGCGAGGATCTTCTACATCATGTGGGGTGGCATCGTTCTCTCGGCACCATTTACGAAGAGGCTGCCATTTGAATTTCTGCCCCAGCTTCTTTTCTACCGGAATGATGGCGGCGTAGTTCTTACCTTCTCCGACACGCTCTGCCAGTTTGTTTTTGGCTCTCACCGCTGCTGATGCAGTGGCCATAGCGGTAACTTCTCGTTTTTCTGAGATCCAAAGCTTCTCTTTTACTGCTCGGTCACGCTGCTCTGTGATGAGGCGGTTTTCCTTTACCTTTGACAGCAGATCTTCCAGTGCTGCTTCATAGGTAAGTGGAATGCCAGCAGAGGCTACTGGACGAAAATAAGAGTCCTCCAGACGTTCGAAGAAAGACCAGGCCTCATCAGTGTCGACAATTTTAGACATGCGGGCAGCCCCCTTCTCGGTCCATAAAATAACGGAACGGGCTTTGCTCGAAATTTGTGCGTGACTATTAGTCACTCGCAAATCCTTCAACTCTTGACCTTTGATAGTGAAGATGTGAATGCCATCAACGAAGCGGCTAGCGTTGCGTGAGAGGTTTTTCCGGATGTTAGCCACGTCAGAACCATACCCTGCGGCCAGCGTTTCAGTCGTAACAACACGCAAACCCTTCCATTCAATAACCGGCAGCGGCTGGGAATCGACATTTCGCTTTTGAACTGCTAAATTTAATGTTGTCATTAGTTGGAACCTTCTGACATGTTTCAATGGAAGCCGGCAGCTCGTAACTGTCGGCTTTTCTGTTTGCATCACTGCAAAATTTCCTGACGCAGATGCGGTAATACCCTGCTCCAGTTATCATCCTTCCATGGTTGAAATTCGATATGCGCCGTTTCTCTCTTGAGAACTTCACGGCCTTTATTCAATGTGCGGGTAAATTCGTGGCCAATTGAGTAGAAATGTCCAGCCTGTCGGTGTTCAGCTACCTTAAGAAGAGGGTAAATGTCGCGGCAAGCAGTAATCATCACGGCTCCAGCCCGCCACAACCAAGCTAAGTCACAGAGTTCTTGATCCGTGAACTGTTTAGCAATCGGTGATTGCTGAACCTCGCGATCCAGAATATCCAGCACCCAACGGCGGAATTCTTTAGCTACATCAGTACGAGCAAACATAGCAATCAAGTGAGCGCCTCTAAGGGAGAAGACACGGACCTTTTTACGGTAGTTTCCTGAGGTACTCACTTCGAGTACCTGAGTCATACCGTTGGTGAACTCATCAGCATATTTGTTATAAATCATCGTAACTGCGCGACTGTTAGAGTACTGGAGTGCCTTAGCGAGATCTGAAGACGTCAGCCAAGTTCCAGTAATGTTTGAGACCGGAACCAGCGCTTTACCTTGGAAGTTGAGATCTGATTTTGCTACAATATTCATGTCGATAATTCCTTCTCGGGATTTGTTCGATAAGAGGCCCTGACTATCGCAAGTAGTTAGGGCTTCGCTGTTTTCAGGCCTGAACATTTTTCTCTCCATTAAGCCCGTAAATCTTCCTTAACTGATAAATCAACTCCGTATTGAACTGGCGACATTGCTCACCTCCGTTCCGTTCAATGGCGCGTTTTACGTCCTCTGGGAATCTCACCTTGCGCTGATACATGTCTTTTGCCTTTTCCACTTACCCTCCTTAAATTTGCCCCACCGTGGGGCACTCGATAAGTGTCACACCGTGCGTCATTGCTGTCAACCCCACCGTGGGGCATAATTTACATATTGTGAATTTTTGCAGGCTGAGCGCATAACATGAGCAGAGAAGATCCGCAGTTAAGAATCAGGCTTCCTATTGAACTGAAAGAGAAAATTGAGGGTTCCGCAAAAGCTAATAACCGCTCAATGAATGCTGAAATTATATTTAGGCTAAATCTGAGCTATTTACTCGAAGAAGATAAGAGCTTCTATACAACGACTGCCGAACCTGACAGCTTTGTTGACCATGCTGAGAAGCTGCTTAAAAAACGAGTTGAAGAGGAGCTCCCATCATTCCTTGACCTTATGTCGAAAAAAATCATGACCGACGAGTTCAAGGAAGCCATTAAGAAAAAAGCAAGGGAGCAAGCCGAAAAAGAATGGGATGAAAAGTTTAAAAAGCCCAGTTGACTGGGCTAAGACTCATGACCTAACTGTTAAAGAGCACTAACTGTCATGATTAAAACGCGTGCTGGTGCTAAAAGATAGGTCATAACTGTATAAATTACCCCTCAGGTAATTTGAATAGGTATGAGTAAGTAGCGATCGCACAAAATGCAAAAAGCCCACTTAGGTGGGCTTAAAAATATATCTAGATTACATAATTAAAGATTAAAACATCCTATTTGATATTAAATTACAATTTGACTAGCGCTTTTAACAATTGCTGTAACTGATGACGTACCTTTGTTAATTAGGGCTATTTTACCTCCTGAAAACCCTGGCACTGCTTGCTGAACTGTTGAGCCTGAGGTTGGTTTGACGGTAATGGTTGAAACGCCAGCTACGTTTTCTGCCGTCATGCTTATTTCTCCACTAGCATCGCATGTGATTGTTGCGATCACTGTTGACACACCCCAAAGCATAGTAGAATACTCAATACCACTCGAAGTTCTTTTCGCTATAACGCCGCTCTGAGTTGTTGGCTTATAATAAAATACAGCTCCACAACCAATAGGAAGCGCAGATAATGTAATATTTTGCACGTTAGGTGACTTATTCGCTCCGAACATATCAACAGACTCATCATTGGCAGAGCTACACAGATAGTCAAGCAGCAAATCCTGGCGATCCCTCACCTGACCATAAACACCTTTGATTGCATTAGATGACAGAAAAACACTCGCTCCCAAAGTTATGCTTTCCGACATATCACCTCTGAATAATAACCCAGGAGGGAAGGCTCTAGAAGGATTACCATCATATATAATTTCTATTTGGTTTAACCCCTTTTTTAGTATACCAGGAATAGATGTTAACTTATTTGCAAAGGTCGAGACTCCTGTGCTAGCGAGTGGTGATGAAATGTATGGCCCATTCCTGAAGTCTTGCTGACGAACTGAAATGGAATTTGCTCTGTTTGCAGTGGTATATGTTGGACCTGAAGGCTCAAATACAACAAGTGAAGTATTAGAATCATTACACCACACAAAATATCTGAACGTTACCGTTTCTGATGTTGGGAAAACACACCCCCATCCCCCAAGCTCATCAAGATATCGGCTTCCTGAAAATGGCACCATTGATACAATGTAATTTCTATTGGAAGGATAACCAATTATCTGGACATCATTTGGTGATGTTGGGATTAAATTATTTCTTGACGCCTCAAAAACCCTCCAAGGCATAATCTCCTTCGCCGCATATGCGCCAATATATTGATGCCCGAGCGTTCCAAAGTGAATGATATCTAAATTATTTCCCGCATTCGACAGGCTAGCAATGTCATCCAGTGCGTAGCTTCCAGGGTCTCGATACATATCGGTTACTGCATTAGCCAAATCCAAGAAATCGAGCGCAGGAAAAAGCTCATTAAGCCTTTTTTTGATTGCTATTTCTAGGGAGGCCAATCCTGTCCCATTCTGATTCATTGATACGATGCAGACAGCGCAGCCGTAACCCCATGCTTTTCTGATGAACTGCTCAAACTTTGAAAGATAAGTTTCAAAACCATCGTTTTCAATTTGCCCATTATCATTAACACCCATGGACATAAAACATACTTTAGGAGCCGTACTCCCATATGCTGTATTTTTGAAGAACCCATAATCAAAGTTACGATATGCCCATCCATCAATAAGTTTTTTACCCGCTGATCCGCAATTCTCACCTATGAAAATATTGGCCCCATTCTCAACAAATCTGTTTAAGTTATTGACGAACACACGAAACCATGAATATGCACCGCCATTGTTATTATGGTCATAATTTGTTGAAGAAAGATTACCACTTGAGTCAGTAGGATTAGCCGTCCAGTTATTACTACCCTGCCCATCAGTGATGGAATCACCAATTATACCAACACGGCACTGACTTTTTAGCCTTGCATTTTGGCTAATAACATTAAATGCAGTGTATTTGCTGCCATTGGAAGCCAGAGAAACGTCGAAAATATGCTCGTTGCCCCACGGATCACGTGTAAGGATTTGCCCCTCCCCAACAAATTTGGTTACGTCATCGTCAGGTAGGAAATTACAGCGTACAGTTAGGTCTTTTGGAATATAAATCTTGCCCGGGAATGCATAGGACGCATCCCGGTTGTCTGTTGTCTGGTCGATTACAAATCCAGTCACGTAATAGCATGAAGTTGCATCAGTACGATACTGTCCACGTTGCAATTCAGTACGTAGAACGGTATCTCCTACGCTAAGCCATTTCCCAACCCCAACTCCGCCAGATGACTGAGGCGTTGAGTTAGCAGGGACTACTTTTGGTCCTCCTGCAAAGGACCCAGTCCACTTGTAATAAGTGTTATCAGCGGTATTGAATAGTACCTCGTTTGGATTGGAAACCGTCGCTCCTGTAGTGAATGTAACCCCTGAAAGAGTGACGTAACCAAAAGCATTCATCACTTGTTGCGCAAGATAATTAATACCTTCGATTGTATAATGCTTCTGTCCAAAACGATCAGTATAAGTCCATCCCATAGACGTAACGAATTCGTCGATTTTGCCTGCGTTAAACTTCAGATCTCGCGGGGATTCGCTTGGTACTGGCAGATTAGTAGGTGTAGTGGCCATATTTATTCCATAAAAAAACCCGGCGCGATGGCCGGGCTAGGTTTGTCGGGGACGGTTCTTATTCGTAGATGGCGTCGCTGTATTCCGCGACTGTCAGAGATACCGTGTTATCTGTGTTCGGTTTGATGCTGTTGACCGTCCATAGCTGGCTGTCCAGTTCCTCCACTGTCGCAATGAGATAGCGCGACGGGAGCTGCACAGTGTCACCGTTCCATATATTGAGCTGTATGTTGGGTATTGCCGCAGTGAAACCATACTTCGTGTCGCTCCGGGCCGTGGCCGGATAGCGCAGCGTCGGGTTACCCAGACTGTCGGTCACCAGCACATACATCGAACCGGTGAATGTGATCGGCTCGCTTGTATCGAAGTTATTCCCGGAGCGGCCGGTGACGTAGCCACCCTGCTGGTTGCTGTCATAGATGTCGGGCATCTGAATGACGCTGCCGACCTGAATAATTCCATCCTCAAACACTTTGGCGTTCATCTTCACGCGCGAGTAGATCAGGCGTTTGGTTTCGCGTAATGCGCGCTCCCGGGCCTGATACTCATTACGGAAGCCGACGATCTCCAGCTTGTTTGGGTTTTCCGCTTCCTGCTCGACGATGGCGCCATTCAGCACGCGGTAGTTGATGTACGTCTTGTTGTTCGTGGTCGGGTGAACATAGGACACCTGTACGCCGTCGTAGCCGCCAGGAAGCGTGGCCTCGTACGTCATTTTGTACTCGTCCGTCTTCATGTTGGCCCGGTTGAATACGGCAGCCGGATAGTCAACCTTCTGGTCGCGAGTGAAGGTCAGCACGCCGTCATCCCAGTACGCCACCACCGACGCCGCATTGCAGATCGCCTGCACCCGGTCGCCAAGCGAGTCGTTCTCGTCGTCGAACGTGTAGTCGAAGTAGCCAAGACGCTCGTCAGGCAGGCTTTCAGCAATAGAGTACAGACCGTAAAGGTCAATGCTGCTTACCGGCTGCTCGCCCATAATCAGCCAGGTGTGAGCCACTGCATCAGCGAACGAGCGCGACGGCCTCAGGGTGTAATCAACCGTCTGCGTGTCCAGGTCGTACGTAATGGTGTGGCGCGTCACCAGTGCGTTATATTTGCGCTCGCGGCTGCCAAGAGCGTTCTCTGTCGCCCTGACTTTTACTCGCACAAGCGTGTCGGTAGGGTGAACGACGTTTGTCCTGATGTTGATGCTGTGGATCTCTTCGACCTTGAGCAGTGACGCGTCACCGGAGTTATCCGTGCGCTGGAAGCTGACCGCGTATTTCCCGAACCCGCCGGTCGGAGTGATCTTGTCAGTGCGATAAAACACCTCACTCGTCGACTGGTGCGGCGTCGTCTGCCGGTACGTAAACGTCTGCTGCGTTCCCGGCACCTGGTTGTAGTCGTCGTCGATTTTCCAGATGACAACCTTCCAGTTGGTCTCTTTCTTGCCGCCGAGGCTGGACTGTGTATGCAGCCACAGCTGCGTTGACTCGACCGGGGAAAAGAACGGCCCAACCACCAGCGCCTCGTTATCGTTGAGGATGAATTTCGTGGTGTTGATCGTGGCATTCGCTGGGATGTCCTGCGGTCCTTCGAGCTGGTTCATCGTGAACGTGTACCAGCGCACCGGGTTAACCACAGCGCCGTCGTTTGTTTCAACGGCGGAAATCAGCGTACCGGAGAATGTCGCGTCAGTAGTGACGATGCCTGAGGCGGTGCTGTACGTCACGTTGATGGTGAAGGTAACCGCGTGCGGCAGAACCAGCCCCATGAAATAGTCGAACTCTGCCTGCTTAACGATTTTCATCGCTATCTGGCCGCCGGAATACGTTCCGCTGACAACCGTGTTTGCCGTTGCTGTTTCTATAGGGAAGTCGCTGGCTTCGTTCTGCCCGGGAACCTCCTGACCGTCAACGTCATCGAACCCGTAGCCTTCGACGATCTGCGGGATTACTTCGCCAGGCTGGAAGAACTGGAATTCGGCACCGGCCAGAGAGCCCAGGCTGGATTCTGAGTAACGCACGGACTCGTAATCGTATTTGCCGATCCCGATGCACATCCACTCTGTAACGTACTTCAGGCCGCCGTCGGTGGACGTCTGGTGCACGTATTCGAACACCGACTCCTGAATCAGATCCGGGAACGAACGAATCTGCCCGTAAATGTCCGGCTTTGCCTTGTAAACGCGAGCGGTATTTGTCTGACCGGTCAGGCTATTGTTGGGCGAGTCGACGGTATTACCGCCGTTGTTCGCTATAGCTGGCTTCGGCGCCAGGAACGAGAATACCTGGCCAACCACTTTAAAGATCGGGCTCAGGATGTCGCCGACAATGCCCTTTGGCTGGTCGAATATCTGGATGTGGTCCAGCTCGCTCAGTTCAAACGCCAGCTCATCATCGTCGCTCAGCCTCACACCATTGCGGACGATCAGCAGGTCGCGGTGTAAAGTAGCGTCATTGGCCGCCAGCCAGTCATAAAAAAGGGTGCCGTTTGGCACCCTGCAACGCAGCTTAGGCGTTCCTGGAAAATTCGAAATCTCAACCAGCGCCATATTCGAAAAACTCCACTTTGGTGAATGCCCGCTGAATGACCAGCAACGAGTCCATGCGTACGCTTCCGTTCTCGCCGCGCGAGTGCAGCGCCTGCCTGTTAACCACCAGCCCAACGTGCGCTGGTTGCGCGCCGCGGTATCCAACGAATATCCCGCCCTCGACCGGCTTATCGGCCTGGCGCCAGAAGACGACGTCGCCCTGATAGCAGGTGAAGAAGTCAGCCCCGGCTTCGTAGTCCGGCGTCTGGTGCAGCTCAATGCCGAGGACGTGACGGTAATACAGCACAACCAGCCCCCAGCAATCAGTCTTTTCGAATGAGCAGGCCCGGTTAGCCCACGGCACGCCTATCATCCTGCTGATAAAATCAGAGGTACTGGAGGCCAGTGTATTCCGTTGGGTCATAGAGCCTTCCGATGTTGTTGTTAAGCGGGTTGGTGACAGACAGAGTGACCGATGCGGCGTCGGCATCGATGTCCACCGTCTTGACGTAAAGCTGCCACGACTTTATCGGTACCGACACATCGCCGCTGTCGAAGATCTGCCTTGTTGCCGTGATGGCCGTCAGCCGGGCCGCGCCCTTCCACTGCTTCATCAGTGCTTTGATGTCCGACGAAAGCCGCCCTAACTTCACCGTCGCGTCGATCACCGGAGTGCCGCTCTGCTGGCTCTCTTCGATTTCAAAGCGCGCTGGCGTGTACGTCTGGCCTCCTAGTGCCTTCGGGAAGAACTGCTTATCGACCAGGCGGACGTAGCCAAATGATGGATGGTAGAACGTGATGGTGTCGTACAGCCCGCGTGTCGGGCGTTGCTGCTTATAAGCTCTGAAGGTAGGCATTACGGCACTCTCGGTAAAGATTCCGGGTCGCGCCCGTCCGGATAACCAGTGACAACGATATCCAGCCACGAATCCCACGGCGGCGGCAGCTCAACAATGATGTCGCCGAACTCGTCGTCGGCGTTGTAGAGGTGGTTCGCAATAACCGTCCCCGTCCAGGTCACCACCCCGCCATCGATACTGGTTTGCACTGGCATCTGCGTGAAGTGAAGCTCCTGCTGCTGGAGACCGCTGCCGCCCAGATTGATGTTCATTCTGAACCAGTTCAGGCCCCGGTTGAGATAGTTCGGGCTACGCAGCCACTGCTGGAAAGCGCGTTCCTGCGCCAGAGTGAAGATCCACGTCAGCGACCAGGTCACTTTCAGGTCGTCGGTTTGATTCTCGAAGATAGCCGGGCCGACCGCTGGCTGATCGGTCTGGAACCCGGTATCGAGAGTCATGTTTTTGCTGGCCTTCTGCGCCAGCGGCAGCCAGTCGGGATAGTCGATAATTGGCATCAGCCCTGCCCTCTTGGCGTGCGTTTAACGTTCATGTTGCTGGTAATGGCGTTACTGATTGGCCCGCCGTTGTTCAGGTCAGCGACGATCACATCCACAGTCACGCCGCCATTGCCGTCAGAACTGGCCTGCGCATCTATTGATGAGCCGTTATAGTTCTGAACATTTAAGACAAAGTTGATGCCTCCGCCACCCTGCATATCCTTATTGCTGATTACCTTGCCGTTGTCGCCCGGTATCATGTACTGCTTACCGGTGCTGGCCTGGTAGATCTCCGGCATGCCGCCTTCGCCAACCTGATACATCTCACCAGCCGAGACAGGCCCGCCGTTTTTACGTTTTCCTGACAGTGCCAGGATGCCAGCCATCGCACCAAGACCAATAGCCACCGCACCACCGAATGAAGCCACGGATGACATGATGGCCGCCGGAGTCCATGCTGCCGTTGTGGCCGCCGCCGCCGCGGTAGATGTCGCCGTCGTGGTTGCGATGCCAGCCGCCTGTGCGGTGGTGGATGCTGCAACTGCCGCGGTAGTGGCCGTCTGGCCCATAATGGCTGACTTGACCCACTCAATCCCCATTTGGACAAAGGTATTTACGACGCTATTCAAAGCAGTCAGACCTACGCTCCGCAATGCATCGTTCGCAGACATGCTGCCTGTGACAATTCCGGTCAGCGCATTACTGGCCACCGAACCGAGAGAGTCGAAAGCCGCCGCTGCTGCCTGAGTGGCCACGTTCTGCTGCGCCCACTCTTCCCACATCGCTGCGTTACGCTGATCACGATACTGCTGCTCAATAGCGGCACGCGCTGCCTCAGCCTCCCCGATCTTCTGCGGGTAAAGCTGGGCGTAAAGCTGGATGTCAGCAATGTCTTTCTGATACTGGCTATCCAGCCCGGCAGTTTTGCTGGTTTTACCCTGGATGGTACTGAACTTATTGGCAGACTCTGTGCGCTCCCGTTCAGCCTTGGCCTGCTCACGCAATGCGTTGGCATTGTCCCAGGCTTTTCCTGCCAGTTGCCCGGCCAGCATGAGTTGCTCCTGCGTGGCGGTGTTACCGAGAGACTGCTGTGCATTAAGCACGACCTGAGCCCTGGACAGTTCACCGACACTGCCAGCTGACAGCTCGGCCTTCTGCCTCAGCTCGTCCAGTTTTTGGTTAACAGTTTCCTGCGCTTTAGCGTATTGATCTGCCTCTTTCTTGGCGGCTGACGCTCCGCCTTTCGACTTGCTCCCGGTGGTCGTTGCCGTGGTTTTTATCTCGATCGGCTTGGTATTGGCGGCGGCCTGCGATTCTTTGGTTACAGCCGCCAGGTCGCCAACCAGAATCGCGGCTTTGTTGCTCAGTCCGGCCAGCGCTTTGTTTTGCGCTTCCCAGCCATCAAGCCCAAGCCATGACCAGGTCCGTGCCCGGCGGGTAAACATTTCTGCCGTGCTGTTCAGATCTGAAATCTGCGCATCCGCTGAGATTGCCTTCCCCACCAGCCTGTCGAGAGCAGCCGTCATCGAGTCGATAACCGCAACCAGTCCTGTGCTTGCGCCTGTCGCCTGATTAACAGAGTCAATCATCGACAGGAATGAGTTTGTCAGTGCGGTATTAGCCTGTGAAAGCGTGCGCGGGAGTTTCTCGAACTCTGCATTCACTGAGCCGGTTTGCTTCTGAATGGCGTTGAGAGCATCTTCTGCCGTCAGTTTCCCGTCCAGCATCAGCTGACGAAGCTCTCCGATACTTACACCCATCCCGGCGGCGATCTGCCGCGCCAGTTCAGGCATTTGCTCAAGGATGGAGTTGAACTCCTCCGCCCGCACAACTCCAGATGAAATCGACTGGCCAAACTGTCGCAGCGCATTCGCCATTTCCTCGGATGAGGATCCGCCAATGCGCCCGATTTTCTGAAGTGTCTCGGTGAGCTGAATAATCTGGCCGTTCGTCGCTCCGGTATCGCGCAACGCCGTGCTGAGAGTCTCCCACAGCTTTGCTGTATCCTGTAGCGAACCACCCGTTGCCGAGCTTATGCGCAATAAGCCCTGCATTGTCTGGGTGGCGGCCGCGGCGCTGCCGGTTAACCTCTCGATCCTGGCCTGCATTTGAGACATGGCGTCAGCCGCTTCAAGGAAGCGCTTACCATAATCAACTACCTGAGATACGGCGATCGCGGAAGCTATTGCAGACAGTCCTGTCTTTAATCCGACAGAAGATTTTGCTGTCTGATTTTGCGCTTGCTTGAGGTCGTATAATTTCCCGGCAAGCTCGCCAATTTCTTTTCTTTGAGCCGCAGTAGCAGATGAACCAGCCTGGAGCCTGGCAGATAACATTGCCGCACTTCTCGCGCCATTCTTCTGCTCTTCATTGAGAACAGCGATCTGCTGCGTAAGGCTCAGAGAAATTGAGCGCAATCTTGCCGCGTCATTGGCCTGCTGTGCAGCCTGCTTCGCTGCCTCAGACGATGCTTTTGCTGACGCACTTTGAGCAGATTTGAGGTCATAGAGCTGGCCGGCAAGCTGAGAAATGCGCGCCTTTTGCTCTTCAGTTGCCCCATTCCCCGCTTTCATTTGGGCAGATAGAATAGCGGCGCTGCGAGATCCCTCAATCATCTCAGCATTAAGGACGGACAACTCACCTTCAAGGGATGAGATCGCCGATTCTGATGCTCTGAAAGCAGCGGCACTATCACTATTCGCCTTGGCTGTATCGATCGCAGCCTGCTTTACGTCAAAAAGCTTTACAGCAAGGTTTCCAATCTCCCTGCTCTGCTCCTCTGACGCATCACCTGACGCTGCAATCTGAGCTGCGAGGGCGGCAGCGCTGCGGGCACCATTTTTATTTGCCTCTTCAAGAACTGCTATTTCGTTACCAAGCCGTTCCATGATTTTGGCTGCATTACTCGCGTCATCCGCAGCCCTTGCGATCGACTTGCCAGATTTATCAGCAGATTTTTCAAGCCCGGAAAAGTTATCGGCGGCTTTACCTGCGCCATCACCCATTCCGTCAAGCGACTCAATGGCTTGTCGGCCAGCCTGAAGTAATGGAGCTATATCAGCGCTTACTGTATAGACGATGCTACCGGCGTCTTTCTCACCTGCCATGTCATTCTCCGGTTATTGCTTTGCTTTAGCCCTGCGTGCGGCCTGTTTAGCCAGGTATTCGTCGGCGATACTGTCGTACTCTTCGCGTGTGAAGCCTTTCTGATCCGGGTATTTCGCCGCCAGCAGCATCTGAAATTTTGTCATTGTCAGCCTGACCGCCTCGGCCTCGCTCATCCGAAAATGAGTCTGCGCGGCCACGACGTAATCCAGCGCCCTAAACTCGGTTGTCTTCTCGCCTGTTTCGTGTCGTTGTAGCTGCCTTACCTTGGCTTTCCCTACAACTCCGTGCTGCATGAGGTGCTGAGCCAGCACGATGATGTCGTTCTTTGGCAATCTGCCCGGTCGGTATACAATGCAGTGCCGCCACCCTTTCCACTCGCCTATCATTGGCGTCAGGTCGTCATCGCAACAGGATTGCAGCACCAGCATGCACGTTGATAAAAGTTTCTCAGCGGCGCGGTTGAAAGAAGGAGACAGCCATTCAGGAAAACGCCCCAGCGTGCCAGCGCACACCTCAATGAGATGTGCAACGTCATTGCCGTGTATGGTGGCGTACGCCTGCACAATCTCTTCCGGCGTGCCGATCCTCGTCATGGCCTCGAATGAAGGCCTCAGCAGGTAATCTCTCCCGCCTTCGCGGCTGTCGCTGATTGATAGTTCGCCAATATCGGTTAAAGCGGTCATAGGCCTTCCAGTAAACGGTCATTATCAAGGGCAGCACGCCGCCCTTTGGAATGTCCGTTAGGTAACGGTAACCGTATGCACGGCCACAAAGTTGCCGTCTTCGGTATTGATGATGATCTGCGCGCTGCCGGTGGCGACACGCGTCACGGTAACGGTGTTGCCGGAGGCGGTGGCCGTTGCTTTGGTCGCATCGGTAGTCGCTACAGTGAAGTCTTTGTTGGTTGCGCCGGTTGGTGCGATGTTCACCGTGAAAGTACTGGTGCCGCCTGCCGTGCCGGTGCTGGTAGCCGGAGTTACCGTTACGCCAGTCACTGCTACAGCAGTCAGTTCGTTCACTTCGATGGTGGTTGCATCGCCGACTTTGAACTCGGTGGAGAACGTGACGATGTCGTTGGTACCGCCGTCAGAGCTCAGCGCCGTGATGTTCATGTAGCCGACGAATTCGACCGGGCCGTAGTCCATGCGCACCCAGATCCCAGGCTGGCGCTTTGCCTTCAGCTCGTCAGCGAAATACTTGATGAATTTGCCGACACCGTACTGATCCAGCTTATCCTTCTTGCGCACTTCACCCTCAAAGCTCAGGGTGAAATCACTGTTGGTGATGATGGTCTCGACATAGCCGCCGCCGTCATCCGCATCAGAGGTAACCGAGTTAGGGTTGAAGTCGAAGCCCTTCGACGTACCAGCGGCCAGCGCCATCCACTCTGATTCAAGTGGCTTGACGTCCGGGCAGCCATCGGCGACTTCCAGCACGACCGCACCGCCGAACAGGCGCTCGTTCGAGTTCTGGCAATTAGCCATGTGAAACTCCTCTTTGACGTATAAAAGAAAACCCGCCGAAGCGGGTTATTTGGTTGGGGATGGCTATTCGCCGTAAGTGCAGGCGAACTGGAGTCGGAAGACTATTCGCCCTTCTTCTGTAAGCACCGGCGCGGGGATTGCGCCCATGTTCTGGATGTAGCCGACGCACTCGTCAGCCATAGGGTTGGCCTGGACGTAATCGACGATGCGCCGCACGGCATTGAGTGCGTCTTTGCGCTTATCTTTTGCGCCTACGACGTCGACCAGGACGTGATACTCAGAGCCGAGATCAGTCCGAATATTCGACCCGCCGTTAGGCCTGAACACCATGATCGCCTTCGACAAATCGCCCGGGTCGTCGTACATCAGCTGCTGCACCGTGAAGCCAGTCGTTAGCCCGGCGTCGCCGAACATGTTGCGCACCCGCTCGTGCATCATGGGTGTCATAGCGAAAGCTCCTTGCGCATCACCGCGTCAACGTTATCGCGCTCGTCATTCGCGCCTTTGGTCAGGAATTGCGGCTCACCATGCGGATCCCAATAGTTACCTGTTCCGGTGCCGCCTCCGAACTCTTTCGGCTTCTGCGGTCCGAACTCAGAGCGGTTACTGGTCACGCCAAAGTGCGCGCGCGGCTGGCCTTTCAGCTTGCCTGACGCCTCATGGACGTACGCAGCATAGTTGGCTGAGTAGCCGATGCGCCCGGTGATGAGCACCCCGCCAGCGTCGATTTCGCGGAACTGGCTATTAATCAGAGTTGAGGTGTCGATAGGGGTGTAATATGCCGCCCGGGTGCCGATAAGCATCATCGCCGACTGCAACGCGCGAATTACCTTACGGCCCTTAACGTCGTTGATGACATCGTTCAGGTGCTTCTTCGCCTGGCTGATGCCCTTCACTTTGATGCCCATGGCTACACTCCCGTAATAATCGCCCAGTCATCTTCCAGACCGTCGAGAGTGTCGTTCCAGCGCGTCACGTGACGAACCTCATCGGCACCCGCCACTACCGGGTCTGGTTCAGCGCTCACACCAATCAGGATGTAATCGCCCTCATCGGCCAGCGCAAACGCAGTAAAGAAGGTGTTTTTTACAACAACCTCTTTACCGATTGAGCCGAGCTTTGCCGACAAGCCGCCGATGTAGTCGCACATGATGGTTTCAGGCGGTTCGTATGGGTCGACAGGATCGCCCCACTCGTCATTACCGCCCGCGCCCTTACGCCATATCGTGCAAGGCTTGTTGTATGACCATGAAGCAGTAGACGACATCAGCCCTCCTTCCACCTCAGAACCTTCGCGCCAGTCGCCCGGATGCGCGCGCAGTTGATATGCCACTCGCCATCCGATTTCACGTAGCCGGTAGTCTCACGCCCGGTGTCGGTCATCACCCAGACGCGGGTGAACGAGCGCGGCAGACCGTGCTTAACTGATTTGTACGTCATCAGCAGCCCCCGACCACCATGAACAGGCCGACACTATTACCAGCGCTGATCGGTAACTCACCGGTGCATCCGCTGGTATCGAGACGGGCCAACGAGTCGCGCAGCCAGGTAATGCTGTCGTCACCATATTCAAACGAGCGGGACGCGCCAGACGGCGCACCCTGCGATTTGATGCGGCGCGCGCCGGACGACGTAGCCATAAGCGCGGCGGCGTACATCAGGATCAGCTTCGCGGTGCACTCGTCATACCCTGCCCCATCGAGGCACGGGATAATCTTGTTCACCACGCAGAGGATCTGATCCAGCAGCGCGCCCGGGATGGAGTAACCCAATTCACCGAGGAACGCCTGCACGTCTGCCGCTGTGATTGGGTCAGCCATGGTTATTTCGCCTTCTTGGTTGCTTCCGCCAGTGCGGCCTCTGCCTCTTCAGCGCGCTTCGTCATTGCCGAGAGTTGCTCGTCGAAAGTTACTTTGTCAGCTGCAGCCTGGTCAGTGAGCTTAGCCAACTGCTCCAGGGATTCATCACGCTCCTTCGTCACTGCCGCGAGCTGCTCGAGCAAATCGCTTGGCTGTGATGCTGCCGGAACGGACTCGCCGAAGAGCTTTTCACCCTTCTTCTTGTCGGTATCTTTCGCTTTACCGGTCGCTTTCCAGCGCGCTGCTGTTGCATCGTCCACTTCAAATACCGCACCAACCTCCAGCTTGCGGAGGTTGGCACCAGCGAACACGTTACCTGATGTGATTTCTACCAGTGCCATTCAGTTTCTCCTTAGCTGCTCGCGAAGAGCACACCGTGTTTCAGGTTGATGTCCTGCTTAACCATCAGGCCCATTGCGCCCCAGGTACGCCAGATGTAGTCGCTGTTATAGAACTGACGAGGGTCAGCAACAGTACCTACGGCCTGGCCGGTGATCGGAGCGATAACGCCTGCAGTCAGCGGTACCACCAGAATCTGGTTTCCGGTGAGTTCTGCATCTTCTTTCACGGCAGCAATGCCAGACAGTTTCAGGATTTCCTGCAGGATGGTGCCAGACTGGTAATTGTCGCTGTAATAGCGCTCCCAGTTGGACATGATCTCGCTGGAAACATACCAGGTCTGTGGTGCGTACTGGTTGTTACCGATTTTCAGCGTATCGCGCAGTGCGATCGCACCATTTCGGTTCTGTTCTGCGGTTGCAGTGCGGCTGGAGAAGTCGATGTTCAGACCAGATGCGCCTAAATCAACCTGACCGACGCGCTCATCGTTCTTCAGGCCTTTCCAGGTTTTTCCGTCGAAAGTTACAAAGTTGCCTTCCGAGTCGCGGAAACCATTGAACATGTAATCCACGATTTTACGGCGCACATCATCAACAGAGCCGCGCTGAGCGTCAGACAGGGAGGCCAGTGCAGAACCTTTGTTAAAGATCGGGTCACGCCAGTGGAATTTGAAACCTGAATCGTGCACTGGCACCATCGTGCCGTCGAAGCTGTATGCACGAGCATCCAGCGCAGCACCAATCTGGCCAGACATGGAGGTGTGCGCCCAGCCACGACCGCCAGTACGTGCATATTCATACACGGACTCTTCCAGTCGTACAGAGCGAGACAGCGGCATCAGGTCGTTAAACAGGGTGAACTCAGTGTTCGGTTCGAACTGCGCCAACACAGTCTGATCATAAGCGCGGTACATGCGGCGGATGTCGTCGACGGCGTTGACTGCGTCCAGGTGACCATTATCACCAAAACGAGCTCGGGCAATGAAGTCAGCCACGGCCTGGGCGCTCATGTTGCGCGCCATCTCCAGTTCACGGAACTGTGCCTGGTTCACTTCGAGGTTACCGGTGCGTTCACCGATAGAGCGAGAAAATACAAGCATTCATGTGCTCCTTACTTGATAACGACGCGCAGCAGATCGCCTGCAGCGACGGTGTACGCCGTGTCTTCTTCGACATATGCGCGGATGGACTCGCCTGTGGCATGGGCTTTAACCTGGCCGTTTGCGATGGATAATGGCTGCCCCTTTTTGTAGGTGCCTGCCGCCGCGCGCACGTTAAGGAACATGCCAGGCATCGGATGGATGCCTACCACCAACTCATTTACAGGGATTGAGTCGTCAACCGTCTGGCAGCGCAGATAGTCAAAGTCAGCGACATATAGGATCGCCTCTTCGTTGCCATCAACCGAGGCCGTGAACTTGGCTGCGGAGAAGAAGCCAACAGTACCTGGCTTAGTGGCGGCCGCCGCGGCACCTTCACGGTTGAGCAGCGGATTAGGGAATACGCCACCGGCGTGAATTACGTGTTTTCCGTCTTTAGCCATTTTTTACTCCGGCATTTCGCTGACTGATTGGGTGTTGGTTGCCTGGCGGAATGCACCGTTCAGGCCGAAAGATGTCTGGCACTTGGCATACATGGCGTCGAGCGCCTTACCATCCAGATCTGCGACTTCTTCATCGCTCATGTTCATCGCCAGCTTCACAGCCGCGCGCTTTTCGCCTTTCTCTTTGTCGGCGTTCGCGTTCAGGCTGTTGAAAACGACGTCCACGCGATCGGCGAGTGTTTTCGCCCACGCTGGCATCTCTTCGTTATTGGTGGCCTGCTCTTTTTTCTTGGGCTTGCCGGTTTCCGGGTCGATTTCTTCATCGCCTTTTTTCTTGGCGGTGGCTTCTTCGGCCTTCATCTGGTTGTATGCGTCCATCAGCTCGGCGTCGGACTTGCCTTCAGTCGGCTTACCAGCGGCTTGCAGCGCATTGATAATCAGTTCTTTCATCGGATCGTTCTCTCCGTTGGTTTTAATCTCGTACTCAGTGGGTTTGCGCACGACTTCTACAGGTTCGCCGACGAACACGGCCTTGCCGTCATCATCGATGAGGTACTTCTGTTTCAGGTATTTGGTGTCATCGCGGTAGATGAAGCTGTCCGGCCACACCGTTTCAGGCCAAAGCCACTTATCTTCTTCATCACCTTCGCGCAGCTTGTCGCTGATAGCGCGGGAGATATCGTCGAAAGAGAAGTTGGAGGCATTGGTGAAGAAAAATTTGGTCTTGTTGAGCAGGCCATCGCGGGTGCAGTCGATTCCGTCAGCCAGGCGGGCAACTTCGATCTGCTGCTCATCACCTTCTGAGTTAACGAAGATGCCAACCCCCTCCTCCGGAGTTCCGGCGCCGGGCTCATCAAGCAGCACCGCCACATGGTCAAACATCATGTTGGTGGCGATCTCGTTGTACTTTTTGCCCTTCGACTCGCCGTTGGCGGCGATACCGGAATACAGCAGGCCGGTGGAGATATGGATCGGGTCGGAGTTGGTACCGGACAGCATCTCATCCAGGCGATTAATCAGGCGCTTACCCTTCTCGCTGGATTCGGCGTACTGCCGGTTAACGTACATGTCGCCAGTCACCTTCCCGTCTTTGTGGCTGACATTCTGTAGCCAGGCACCGACGTGATACTCGTTCACCGCCCGGACATCGCGTGCCGACACATGCTTGCCGTCCACTTTCGGGTGACCCAGCGGCATCGGGTTGCGCTCGAGCGTGTTGTAGGCCTTTTCGATTTCTGCTGCCGGGTACAACTTCCGGTTCATCACGATATCGTCCACAACAGGCGTGATGCCGCGAACCACGATATGTGGCTTGCCGTCGATGGTTTCAGTGGTGATGTTTGAAGCGGAGTTGACGACGGTCAGCACGTTAACGCGGTTGCGTTTCATGCTGGGTCCTCATTGGTGGATTGCAGGCAATAAAAAAGGCCGCCGTGGCGACCTATATTCATTTAATGTTTATACTATTGATTGCTTTATCTGGGCACGGTTTGAGAAGTAAAAATTTCATGAGCACGCGATAAAGCTAATTTAAATGCCTCATGCTCTGCATTAATTTCTGCATTCCCATAATTTATAGGGCCAAGAGGGTTCGCGTTTGGTTTATACCAAGTATAAAAATTGCTTCCTTCAATTTCCAATCCGCCCTCAAATATAACTTTACACACGACCCTATAACTACTTGAAAGCTCTGACTTGTTGATTTCCTTCCAGTCAAAGCTGACCTTTTTAATTTTAAAGTCTGCGTTTTTTGAATCCATTTTTAACCTCACTTATCCTGTAAGGCATTATCATTTCAGCAAAAAATCAAGTTTGCCAGGCATTTCTCTCTTTCTTCAGCTTATCCGCCAGCCCTTCGTTGAATATGCTGCCGTCGTCGTTGAGAAGCACCGGAATCTGGCTGCAATAGCAGTTGAAACGGTTGCCGTTCTGAGCGTAGAAGTCCCGCACCTCTACGGTGGTGTAGACCTTGCCGTGGCGGCTGGCATGCCAGGTACGCGTCGTCGGCTTGAGCGCTGACAGCCACAGCAGGCCGGTATTAAGACCCAGCCTGTCGGCTGCCCAGTCCGTTTCGTTCCACTGCGCCTGCCGCAGCGCGCCGACCTGCTCAGTCTGAGCGATGGTCTTGGCCTTCGACATCGACACATCGAGGCGCTTACTGATGACGCTGGCAGTCTCGCGAGGATTTACCCCGCGCGCTACCGCATCGGTGATGATGTTGGTCAGATCGCCGCGGGCTGTGTCGCTGATGACCTTCCAGTCGCTGAACGTTGTCAGCCTGGCCGACGCAATCTGATTCAGATAAGCGGGGCTGCTTAAAAGCTGCTGTAGCGTAGTCTGGCTGGCGTACGCCTGTGACTGCTGCGAGAGGTTATTGAACGCCTCCAGCGTGCCACGCTGCGCTTCTGCGACGACATAATCCATCGCCCACAGGTTTTGTTCTCCGCCTTCCAGCAGGTAATCGTCGAGGATTCCCTGCACCGCTTCGAGAAGGTCAGCCAATTCCTGCGCCGACATGTCGTAGATGAACTTTCCGGCGTTGACCTGGTAGAGCCGCATATCCTCGCCGTGGTAGTGGCAAAGTAAGTGCCAGTTATGGCTGTTTACCTCTCGCTCTCGACCGGTCAGGCGCTGATCGAACAGTGCTTTCAACGCTACCTTTATCGCGTAATACCTATCCACAATGTCGCGCTCCATCCTGCTGACGGACTTCCGCGACATTGTGGGGTCAACTTTCGACCGTGGTATCACCGGACTTTTCGGCTTCTGATTCTGGGTCGGCCAGTGGATCAGGCTTTGGCTGGTTGCCATCTGGCGGCACCTCATCATCAAGTTCAGGCAGGGCTTGCAGTTCGCCCGCCGCGCGTATCTCGTTTTCGGTGATTGCTGAGCGGCCAAACGCGTTCGTCGACTTCACGGCCACATCCGCGAGCTTGTCCATGTTGGCAATCTTATCTGCCTGGCTCGGCGCCAGTAGATCGGACCATCCAACTGTAACTTCTTCGCCGCTGGCTGGAGGAATGAAACCAAGCGTCCAGAAGCGGGTAACCACCTCAGTGATTACTTCGGTCAGGAAGCCATTGCGTCGGCTCATACGGGTTTTTGCCCAGTCCTTCGCATCTTCCGTGCTGGCCCTTTCTCCTGTCTGCATGCCCACCAGCACCTTCACCGGGATCGGCACTGTGGAGCAGAACTCATTGAGCGCAGTCCGCCATGTTGGCTCCGGGTCGGCAACTGCCACGGAAAGCACGCTGGTATCGCCCTCCTGCATGATGACGGCGCTATCTGTGCTGTCATTCAGGCGACGAACCTGGTCATCCATCCCTTCAGAGAGTTGCGCCTCGCTAACCCCCAGTGCTCTTGCCAGCTGCGCAAAACTTGTCTTGGCGCTGAAGTTAAAATTGAGCTGCCGACTGGCATTCTTCAGGAACCCCTCCGCCGCGCCGCCTGATACCTTTTCAAGATCCATCAACTTGTTGAAGCCCTCTTCCAGCAGAGACTCGCCGGAATCCAGTCTTCCATCATCTGAACCTTCCGCCAGGATGATGACGCGATCAGGATGAACGTTGATGATTCGCCCGGGCTGGCCACTGCGTTGCTGCTGAACCGGTATCTCGGTAAACGAGTACATGCTAACAGCACCGTAGTCCTCGCTGTTCTGGTCCTCGTTATAACTGACAGGGTCGAGTTGAGCCTCCCAGACCGGGATTAGCCTGACGAGCGCCCTTTCTTGGAGTCTGCCGACCATCGCCTTATCGACAGGTTCCCACCAGGGCTTACTGTCTTTAACCTGGATGAGCAGCGCTGAGTAACGGCCCACTAGGTTACGTTTGTCAGCGCCCTTAATCTGCTTCCAGCAGCGTTTAAGCAGCTTATTGACCCTCTTATCCCATGGTGTCTGCTGTGTGGCATCCTTAGTCTGGTCGCCTTCGTAAACGTCCGGGTAATCCTCCCAGCAGCCATCAACCATGCGCGCCACTGCGGCGCCAGCGATGGCATTGCGGCGGTATGCCCGGTAAAAGTCATCGAAGCAGAGATCCTGCGGGTACCCAAACTCCTGATACAGGCGCTTACGCTTGGTATTACTGGTGCCATTGAACAGTGCGTTGACGTAACGCATCCGCTCGCGGTCGATGCTGGCATTCGTGGCGAGTTGTTTATTTTCGCTTTCGTTCACGGTTTCCTCCGTCAGCGCGAGCGCACCAACATGCCGGTGATTTTCTGTGGTGAGTGCAGTACTCGGTAGCGGGTAGCATCCCAGTCGTGATCTTCCTGCTGGGTATCAACGTCATCGGGGTTTTTGCTGTCGCGAACCAGCACGGGTATGCGGCTAATCCAGCCACGACAATGCTCGAAAACGTAAAAGGCAGGCTTCTCAGGGATGCCAGATTCCAGCTTCTTACCTTCAACTACAGCCTCAAGCATGTCAGCGAATACCGAGGCCCCGTTTACTCGCGAGCCTGGCTTCTTATTGGCTTCAAGCCATTCGACACCCTGATTTTCCATTTTCTGTCCGATCGACAATTCATCGTCACCGGTATTGAAAATGGCGCTATCAGCCGGGCCTGGAATAACTTCCGAGCATATTCCCGGAACAATGTTTAGCTGGCCCTGCGTAAAGCCGTCGATTTGTATCTCTTCCGGCTCGTCGACGTCTTCGCCCACCAGCCGCTTGTCAATCCACGACACGCCTTTCGCTACGTTGGTGGATGACATATTAAGGCCTTTGTTCAGCTCGTCAGGCGGGCAGCCGTACCATTCTCCGATCAGGATTATTGTCCCTGCCGGCGGGCAGAACTGACGCCCATCAGGCAACTCTGCCGCAGTGCCATCAGCCTGAGCCCACCACAGATTAGAGAACGGCTTCGACTCACCCCAGTCATGGGAGCGGTCAACTGTCCAGCTATCCGGTATGCGGAATGGCTTAATGACGTGCAGTGATTCATTCCACAGGTGGTCGAATCGCCCGCCACTGGTCACATCCCAGGAGCCCTCTACCCACGCTTTGCGTCGGTTAGGGTCTTTAATAGCCATCAGGGTCGCAATGTACTGCGGGTCGAGGTAAGGGTTCTCTTTGAACGATCCGTGGATGGCCACGCGGGTCAGCGTGATTTCCTCTTCTCGTTCTGTCTGAGGGTTGAAAACCATTTGCCGGTCGCGCTGTACGGTTCCGCGCGGCGCTGGCTCAATGAAGCGCTTCTTCACCCAGGTATGCCCGATGCCAAACGGGTTGGTCGTGCTGAACGTCTCCAGCGGGATTGGCCTCAGTAACTTGCCATTATCCAGCGGGTAGTTTTCCGGCCTGAACGATGAGCGCCGGCAGGAGAACATCATTTCGTAGAATTCAGGGGACTGCTGTTTAGTCAACTCGTTAAAGCCAATGAACGGGAATTCCTGCCCATGAAAATCCCAGTAGTCGTCTGCCTCTTTACCGAAACGGAAGAGAAGCTCCTCGCCTGTTGGCCATACCCATCGCAATTCGCTCGCAGATGACAGATAGCGTGCACCGTCGTTGAACAGGCGAAACATACGTTTCGACTGAGTGATGATGTCGGCAAGGTTCTTATATTCGGTGTCGAAAATGACGCCTCGCCAGAACGAGCCATAGCCCACGCCGACATTACGCCGGAATCTGGCTAACTGCGCAGCAGTCTTGCCCGGGCCGCGAGTACCTTCGAACAGGATCTCATTACACGGGCAGCTCAGCGCCAGGGACTGAGATCCAGGCAGTGGCTTCCATACAGCTTTGTAATTCATCCACCGAGCACCCCGTCCTGTTGTTTCTGCGCTGCCGCCTCCCAGTCATCCACGTTGTCACTGGTTGGCACCAGCATGACGTTATGGGTGACCTCTTTCGTTTCAGCCTTATTCTCGATGCTGTACGCCTCACGCTCGAGACCAATCAGCGTCTTCAAGCTGTCGCTCAGGTCTTTCATTGATTTAACGCGGGAAGGCAGGCTGATAACTTTCTGATAAATTTCATTGAGCCGGTCCCGCCCTTTATCGTCGGGGTCAAACATGATGTCGCCCAGCTGCTCGAGCGCGCTTACATCTGCGCACTGCGCACCAAGTTCATCGAATAGCGTGTTGGTCAGTTCTCGAGCCCGGCGAATGTCACCCCTGTGCTCCATGCGTACCGTGGCAATCACCTCGGCAGTCGCCTCTATCAGTACGCGCTCGGTCAAAGTGCTTTCGTTGCGTACCTGTTTGCGTACCTCCTGCTTGCGTACCAGATCGTCAGCCTTTTGCTGAATCTTCGCATTGAGGTCACGCGACCAGTCGTCACGCTTGGCACGCTTACGGATAGCGCCTTCGCTGATACCGTGCTGTGATGCTATTTCTCGGAGGGACATCACTCCGGCCCGGTACGCCGTCTCGATGGCCTCCCAGTCCGGTTTGCTCATTCGTTACTCCGTTGTTTGTTCTTTTGGCTGTTCGGTCTGCTCTTCCGGTACCGGCGTGAACTGCACGCGCTTCACATCGGCCGGAGCGAAGTAAAGCCACTGTCCCGTTTCAGTCGCCAGCGGCACAAAGCCGTTCACCAGTTCAGGCTGACGTCGTGACATCTTGCCGGTGAAGGTTTCGCCTGTTTGGGTGGTTAGCGTGATTTGGTAGATGTCGGACATTGAGGGCCTCTTTACCAGCCGGCAAGACTGTGAAAAATTCAGGAAATAAACATCACGATTCCAAAATATTTATGGGGAAAATACTTACCTTGCTCAGCTATAGTATTTTTGTCACTTGCTTTACAAACATAGGGGAAGATTTATGCCATTGAACATCAAAAGAAATACCGTTAGGAATGCCATTGTTGGCATTAGCGTACCAGAAACTATGAACGGAGATGTTTCTGAAAATATTGTAGAAAATGTTGATTCTGGCATTGAAGTAAGAAGCCGTGAGCAGGACCTTGTCGGTCTTTTAAAAGAAGGCTATCCAGGGGATAAGCTTACTGCACTGCTTCTTCACTTCAGTAGCCACCAGCAAGAAACACTTGAGCAAAGGGTCGATACTGCTAAGAGATCAGGGTTGATTGAGTGGCTTCAACCTGGAATAACAATAATGGAGTTTGTTACTGCACTAATATCATTCGCTAGCACTTTTAGTGCCCCTTGATATCTCAATTTTTCTTATGGCCTGTTTATCCAGATTACACTGACCAAGAGCCGTGTAGAGCTGAGCGTTTAACTCCAGACTTGCCTGCCACGTGAACGGAACAACCATTCCGGGTATCGGCGTGTCTGCGGTCAAGTCAGTGCTTATCGGCACTACCGGGGCCGGAACGTAAACTGTTTTCGTATTCCCGCAGGCTGTCAGCAGCGGCAGCAGGAACAAGCTGGTTAGCGCACGGATCGCCTTCAAGCGCCTGCCTGATGTAGACAATGCGCGTCTCGCCTTTTTTGGCCAGTTCGTTCTTTGCATTCTGGGTAGCCTGTGAGATGTCACGGATGATGTTCATCGTGGTGATCACGTTGTTGGTGATCGCCTCCGATGTGTCTGCCCTGACCGTCGCCTTGTCGCGCTGGTCTTTGTAGGTGATGGCGTTGTTGAGGTAGTGGTTTACGAAGAGCACCAGCATGCCGATTACCGCCACCACCAGCAACTGCAACCAGTAACGCTTGACCAGTGCTCCAATCACGACAGGAACAGAGCGCGCTCTGCCTCACGGCGACGTGTCAGGCCATTCAGCACCTTCCCACCAGCTTTATTCCAGCGCAGGAACTCATCGGCTGCACCAGCGTAATCACCGGCGTTGAGTTTTCGCAGAAGGGTCGATGTCGACAGTGACCGGGCACCAAGGTTGTATGTGAACGACACCAGGGCGTCGAATTGCCCCTGAGTCAGGCCAACTTTGACCAGGCGGGACACATCGCTTTCGTAGCTGACCAGTCCAGTCTTCAGCAGACGCTCTGCCGTTTCCTGCTTAATCGTCATCCCGGCGCGGATTGGTTTGCCGTCGACAGGCTGAGTCCAGCCATAGCCGATCGTCCATACACCGACGCTGTCCTGGTACGCGGTGAGTTTGCAGCCTTCGAATTGCTTTATCAGGACTATCCCCTTTTCGCTGGTTTGCATGGACTACTCCGTTATGACGACCTTCGCCAGGTTACCGCGAGCCAGCCACACTGCCATGCAGATGACGGAGTTAAGCAGCAGATCGCCGAGATTAACCTGAACGTAGTGGCCGAGCAGAATGTTGAAGGCATTGAATCCGGCGGCAAGAATGACCAGATAGGCCAACACCGCTACACTCAGGCGATGACGCTTTCCCTCTTTCCGGAAAAACATCAGCCTGACCATGATTAACAGGCAAACTATGGCGTTTGCATCCATCAGAAGAAGCTGCCATGTCATTTATCTTCCTCCCCCAGCCCCGGCATCTTCCCGCTTTTGGATTTGCGGAGAATACGCAGCAGGACTGCCACGGAAATGGAAGCAGTGACAATTGCACCGACAGCTGGCGATACCTCAATGCTGGCCGGTGGCTTCATCAGGCTTAACGGCGTGTTGATGATTCCGGCCATGATTTTCGCCATGGGGACGGAGAAGAACACGCCACTGATAAACGATATCAGCGCAAAGATAGCCTGCTTCCAGAGTTGATGGGGATCTGAGGTCAGAACGTATAGCGCCGTTCCGGCGAGTGATCCGAGCATCACTGCTGGAGTCGCCTCCGGAAACAGCGTGGCAAAGGTTACACCGACTGATGACGATGTAAGACCAACGCCTACGATAGTGAAGGTCTCAGACATATTTATTCCGTGTGTAGTTGGTTCAGGCCCTCGGGACGATTTAACAAGAAGGCATGTCGATGATGGTTCCCGGGGCCTGGAATAAAAAAAGCCAGCGACAGGCTGGCAATGTGAGGGTGTGGCAATGTAGGCTCTTCGGCCTAAGGGTCCCAGGTAGTGGGTTCTGGTGCCGGGCAAAGGAATCGAACCTCTGACGCGCAGCTTACAAGGCTGCCGTTCTGCCACTGAACTAGACCGGCGAATCTGGCGGGACAGGAAGGATTCGAACCTTCGACCATTCGGTTAACAGCCGAACGCACAACCGCTGTGCTTCTGACCCTGAAAAGAAAAAGCCCCGCACGACGGCGAGGCTCTTAATTCTTTGTCGACCTACGAAGCTATGGCGACGATATCAGATTCACATGAAATGTATGCTATTTAATTGACTTTTGCAATACCATGCTGCGAAAAAGTCGCCTTTTGTTGTGATCGTGTTCTCACAGTGCAGAGGAGGGACTCTCCATCAAGCCGCTTGAAGATGGCGCACATGGCACGCCAGTAATCGGCGTAGTTATGACACCAGTTATCCGGCTTAACGCCACACAGGGCGGCCAGGTCCTGATGCTGATACACATCCTTACCCGCCAGCTCCGCTTTGACGTCCTGCGCCGCCAGCCAGATAAGCTTCTTCAGGCGTTCCATCGTCTTGCCGGCCACCTTCTTCGCGCCGAGCTGCTCCCGGAACTCTGCCCACGCCCACTGGGTGATCGCAACCTGGTACTCGAAGCGGATATTCTCGCTGTAGTTCCACAGCAGCCAAGCTTTCTGGTGGTCCTCCAGCGACAGGACAGCCCGGCGCCAGGATGCGGTCACGAACTCAACCGGGCCCACAAGCGCGATTGATGAGCCCTTGGCGCGGGACTGGCTGCCGCTCATCGCCGGGCCATCAGGGTTAAGTTTCCGGCCGGTGACCGGGTCAGTGATTTTTTTCCGGCCCCGGCTGCGCGCCGTCGCGGTGAACTGCGCGTTTTCGGCGAAAGCTACCAGCTGCCCTTTCGTCGCCCCGCTGAGGTCTGCGGTCGCCACAATGAGCTGCTGACGTACGTATTCCAGTTGCTGACTGTTCATGCGGCTTCCTTATTTGGCTGATTGGTTTTGGTCTGGCTGTGCTTGGCTACTGGCGGCATGCTGGCGCGCTTAACGCTTTCTGCCTGGTAACGGAGGAAGTCGGTATAGTTCATGCTGCCTCCCGCTGTTTCAGTGCTTTGAGCTTGGCGCGGTACTCATCGCGGATCCGGATGAAGTCTTCCCGGCGGTAGTTGGTCATTTCGTGGGGACCGTTGAGCCAGTCGACGTATTCCTGGCCGTAACGAGCGACCAGGCCAGCTTCGTATTGCTGCGAGACCGTCGCCTCTTTGGCGGTGTATTTACCCGCTCCGGCATTACACGATTTGCACTGCTTATGGGCGTTGCGCTCTTCAAAGCGCAGTTCAGGATTAGCGCCGACCGTTTTGAAGTGGCCGCAGTCCCACTGGCCGCCATGCAGATCGGGCGGGTTGGTCTCTCCGCAGCTGATACATGGCAAATCGGCATCACGCGCGCGGATGTAGGCGTTGAATGCCTGCTGAGCCTGCGCTTTGTAGTAACCTGCTGGCCGTAGCTCTGCCAGGCGTTCCTTGCGGCGCTTGCGCCCGGCCTTCTCGGCTTCCTTCTGCTCCTTAATGCGCTTAGCTGCGGCTTTCACCTTCTCCTTTTCGCGCTCTTCCATCGCGAGGATTGCGCCATGTTCCGGGCAGCACCAGCGGATCCGAATATCGTGGAATTTCGGCACGAAGTATTCACCGCATACTTTGCACTTACGGCGGGATGGTTTACGCATGGGCGCCACCTTGAACCTGTACCAGTGTGAGGTTTCCGCAGAACACAGCGCCGGTATCGATGTACATCTGGTTTGCATATTTCAGGGGCTGGCGCGCTGGGGTGTGGCCGAAGATAAACAGATCAGCACCGACTATCGGCGATACAATGCCGTCCTGAGCGTCGCTAACCCGCTCGCGGTTCCAGATCACCATTTCTTCTGGTACTGGCTTATCGAATGCGTATTCGTTGTGCGGATAGTCAGCGTGGCATATGACGACCTTCTTATCGCCGGTAACCAGTTCGATGACGAGTGGCAGATCAGCCGTTTTGTGGACCAAATCCTTAGCCAGCACCTCTTTGTCATAGTCGAGATTGAAGAACCATCCGCCGCCATTTGCAAACCAGTGAACGACGTTTCCAAACTCCGAAAGGCCATCAATCATCATCTGCTCATGGTTTCCGCGCACAGCCCGGAACCACGGCATAGTGATCAGCTCCAGGCACTCGACGTTTTCCGCGCCGCGGTCAACAAGGTCGCCAACCGAGATCAGCAAATCATGCGCCGGGTCGAACGAAACTTTTTCGAGCTCATTCATCAGCAGCGTGTAGCACCCATGCAGATCCCCGACGACGAAGATATTGCGCCAGTCAGCGCCATTAATGCGTTGATACATGCTCATGCGGATTTCCTCCTTGCCGCGAGACGCAGCCATTTCTGATCCACCAGGCGGGCGGTGTAGCCCTTCAGTGTCGGGATATCGGACGGATTAACCACGGGCTTGCGCTGGCGGCGCGCCGGAACGCGGAATATTTCGTTGGTGATGACGCGGGAAAGCGGAGTAGACATCAGGCCTCCTGCTTATCGCGCAGCTGCTGGTACTCGCAGCTCTGCGGGATGGTCAGGTGACAGCCGATGTTCATCGCCCAGGCTTCGACTTTGCACAGGAAGATGTACATCTCGCCGGTTTCCAGCTCGGACGTATGGCGCAGGGATTGCACGCTGGTAACCTCACCGGAAACGACATCTACCCGGTCCTTGCTTTCGTATCCGAGATAGGTGTGCTTCATCGCGTCTTTGACCCACTCAGGCGTAGCGAAGGTCTTGCCGCGGGCGATGAGGTATTCGCTGATTTCGGTGTACCACATGTGGCTGAGCGCGTTCTGCGACAGGCTGCGCTTCTCGCGCCACGGCTTAACCTGAAGGCGGAAACATTGCCCGGCATCCAGCAATGGCTGAATCTGCTGGCCGATGGCCGCGAAGTTGCCTCGATGGAGTTTGATTCCGTCAACTGGCAGAGTCATACGGCCTCCTTATTGGAAACCGCAGAATGTAGAAAATCGCAGGTGCATTTCTGCATCTGTGACAAGGTGAGGAGTTCAGATTGTGGTCGCATTTAAGTCCCCTTAAATGCGCAGAAGTCACCGGAGTTGTTCAGGCTCCGATGACATGATTATGGACGGTTGATTCAACAAAATCAACGTAAGAGAAAGGCCTCCGGACGGGCCAATGAGTTAGTCGTCCACGCGTTTAAAGCACAGCGGGCAAACATCATTTCCACCGTGCTCTTCGTATGCGCCTTTAACGGCATCAGTCATCTCTTTAAAATTTTCAAATGGATGACCACCATTGCTTTTTTTATAAGCTCCAGCAGCGTATTTGTAGATGTCGGACTCTTCTATGCCCTCATCAACATAAGCGCCCTCATGATGAGGGCACTGTGTTAAAGCGCCAACCCTACCAAGCATCTCCAATGCCCAACACTCTTGTTTCATGCAAAGTTGATCGATACTCATAACGCCTCCGGTTGGTTTTACATCGCCAAATGAATGTACCACCAAGCAAGAGGAAATGAAGCAGTAAAATTGTAAAACATGTGTATATATCAATGGGTTAAAATAGTTTGCTATTTTTTCTTACAGCCTTGCTGCGTCGAATGGGTTAGGCATCCGGCACCTCTAGCGCAGCTTCGTGAACGGTATCAGCAATCCAACCGGAGCACTTCCTGCATCGAAAAACAGTTACACCATCCTGCGAATAAACAAACTGACCTATCACCTCAGGCTCAACGTTCTCATCCGGATAAAACGGCCTCTTCCTGTCGGTGCGACCGCATGACTTTGGATCGGCGTTTAACTCGATGCTGATTACCTCACCACAACTGCAAGTCCCCTGGATGATTTCCATCACTTCACCTCCTGCTGCGGCGCTGCTGAGAGCATGGCCACATACGCACATTCCATCGGCCCCGGCGCAGGTCTGTCATGAATCTGTATTTGGCCGCGCTCGAAATGAGCGGTAATACCTGAAGAAATCATTTCCGCTGTAGGCTCAAACGGCACCATAACCCAACCATCCGGAATCACCGGAGAGTTGCTGGTAAGCGGGATGTAATCCAGCCCCCAAACCGTTGAGGGGTCTTTTTTACCCAACACGAACAGTGGAGCATTACCTCGCAGACCACGATTATCATTTTGATAGTCGGCACGCAGCCAACCTAATACCGAATTGCTTGATGGGTGCTTGACGGGTGCTTGATCGGCACTCTGAAGCATGGCGGCGCGGCAGGCGTTCCAGGAGTCAGCCGCTGCATTGCACTCATCTCTATCCCACTGGTATGTAATGCCTCTTGGTGCGTAAGTGCTGGCGAGGATTTCTATATTCTCAGGAGTGGCTTCATCAGGCACAGATACCGGCGCTGGCGGGGCGGTGTAAAGCGGCTCACATTCCCAGCCTTGCTTTTGCCAGGATGCCAGGACATTTTTTGAGCCTGTCAGAAGTCCGTGATTTTCGTAATAAAGCGATCGCCACGCCACCGGCTCCGCTTCGAGCGATGCCAGCGCCAACTTCATCGCTGCCAACGCCATAGCCGCGTCTTCGTTTACTGCGCCTGGCGTCGCATCACGCTCTTCTTCAAGCTCCGCGATTGTCTGATGGAGCCATTCTTTGGTAAGTGTGCTCATCGGCTTTCCTTCAGCCATCTCTTCATCGGTTTCCCATAAAACTCGCGCCTGCCCCTCACAGACTTGAATGACACCGCCACGACCGCAGGAATTGCACTTAACGGCATCGTCATCCCACAAGGCAGTTTCATTTCCGCGAGCAGTTTTGACCGTGTGTGATTTATTCCCGCAGCGGCATTTGTTGAGCCAGCCAATGGTGAAAGTTTTCATGATGCTTCTCCTTTACCGGCTGCGGCGGCGCTTAATTTTGTATTCACGTCACCTTCAAAAATCGGCAGCACACCAATTGCAGCGGCCCAGTTTTTAGCTAGCTCAGGGTCAGATGTCTCGTCGGTGTAGTCTGATGCTCGCCAACCAATAATTCGCTTCTGGTCAGGATGGTCAGAATTTCTCTTCTCTGATGATTGCCCTAGCGCATTAAGAAGCGTTCGTATCTCCTGCTGCTGAGTGGCTATGGTTGAGTCTTTGGCTTCCAGCTCATCCAGCAGCGCCAGCACGTCGCGGGTTTCTACGAACATATTCGGGTCGAAGTTATCAACCGCTTTCGCTGCGGCTGATTTCAGTTTGTCACGAGCCTGTTTGTTGTTCATTGGGCTGCTCCTTCTGCTTTTCTGCGAACGACATATCCACGAATGGCGTTTCGCATTTCTTGGCGCTCCGCCTTTGTTAGTTTTCGAACTGGACGCAACCACTCAGGCATGTTGTTAATTTTTTTAGTTGGCTGGCTCATTGGGCTGCCTCCTGGCGAAGCTGGGCGGCGAACAATTCCAGCTCAGTAATAAGATTACGCAGTGATGCTTGAGCTTCGCCGCGGCCCAACGTATCGGGATGCATGATTTCTTTTTGGTGTTTTTTGGCAGCAATAACCATATCAACTCCCTGCGCCTGCAGTTCAGCCTGGTAGGCTTTGTATGCCGGAATCTGCAGCACAGCCAGAGCTCGAATCATCTTCTGCACTTGTGGCGGGCATTGCTCATAGTGCTCATCTGTGATGAACACTGCCTTGTTGTGGATTGCTTCGACTGCATTCAACTCCGCAGCCAGCGCCAGCTTTGCTTCTTGCCCTGCCTTAAGTTGCATCTCCAGAGTATCGATTGTGATATCAGTCTGGCGGCCGTAGCGCTCTGACTCGATGAGCTTCCGCTCTAACTCTTCATAACTCGGTTTCATGCTCTCACCCCATATACGCTTAAAATTCGCTTCATAGCCGGACTGTTGCGGCACTCCTGAAATATTCCGTTGGTGCAACTGCGCGCGGTGCCAGCCTGTTCCTCCGGCGTCGCCTGGCGATAAGTCACCGTTCGCCAGACCTTGCTCACCCGGACAATCTTGCGGGCCCGCTCCAGATCGATGGCGTTCTTCGTGATGCAGTTGATGGTCATGCCGCACTCTGTGGCCACATCCTTCGCTGTGAAGGTCCGGTGCGTTTCGAGATAACGCAGAATTGCCTGTTTGCCTTTCATGCTGCCCCCTTGGAGCGGTAAGAATCCCAGGTGAATGAGAGCGTGCATCCGCCGCCGTCGCTCATGCGATCAAGAACGCGTTCGCCGATGAATGCAGACAACTCCTCCCTGGTCTGGTTGCTGATCAGGATGGTTGGCTTCATCCGCTCATATCGGGTGTTGATGATTTCGAACATGATCAACTTCTCGGCGTCGCTTCCGAACTGCACGCCGACCTCGTCGATAATCAGCAGATCAGGTTTCGTGAAGTAACGGATCACCTCATCCTCAGTGCGGCTTGAACCTTTCGACCAGGTTGACTTGTACTCACGGGCAATTTTCAGCGCCGTGGTAAACACTGCAGAACTCTGGTGTTCTGTGATCACATGCCGTGCGATAGCCAATGCGAGGTGGTTCTTGCCGGTTCCAGGCTTGCCACACATAACCAGGCCGCCACCCTTCTGCAAACGCTCAGGCCAGCGGCTGGCGTATGCCTGACAGACCTTCAGGGCGCGTTTCGCTTCTTCGTTCACCGGTTCATAATTCTCCAGTGAACAGGATTCAAACCTGGCCGGGATGCTCAGTCCATCCAGCAGGCGCTCGATGTTTCTTTTGCGGGCTGCTTCGTTGATGCTAATTCTTTCCGCCTGCAAGCGGCCTAACTCCTCTTTGAGGCATTCAGGGCAGCAGCTTGGGCGCGGGGGAATTTTCACGACTGAGTTTAAGAAATGCCTGGTCCTGCATTCAAAGGGGCCATGCGTTTCGCAGTTCTCGGTGCTGATAGTTAGCTCGATATCTTCATGCTGAACTGGCGGCTGGCTCAGCTCAGTAATGCGTTTCTCAAGTTGATTGATTTTTTCATCCAGCGTCATGATCAGTCCCTCGCCCATGCAGGAATTTCAGTCTGGCCATAGTCTTTGCCAGCAAAGTTCTCAGATACGCGAGACTGCGCGCGAGGGGTCTGCTTGGCGATCTTTGGCTCAAACAAACCCTGCCAGCCATTCGCGATGCTCTGGTTGATGATTTCTTCAGGCTGGTATCCGCTGCACTTGCAACGCTCAAGCAGGTTGATGGCCTGGGTTACCGTCTGCTGAGACTTAATCGGTTTCTTCAGGTCGCGACGATAATCGACCCATGACTTCCAGACTGAAACTGACAGCCATTCAGGAAGGTCAACACCAGCCGGATCGAACGAAGCCGGTTTGGGGGATTTAGGGGGTTTATTAATATTGTCTTTATTGTCTTTTGTAATAGTGTCTTTTGTGTGTCCCCATTTTAGTGACATGGTTGTCACTGTTTTGGTGACACTTTTTGTCACCACCGTAGGGACACTGTCACTACCATGGTGACAGTCACTACTATGGTGACATTTTGGCGCAGGCTTAGTGCCCGGAATTACCCACTCACTCAGGTTTTTGTTGGGCCCGATCAGCATGCCGTCGGACACCAAAACATTCATCGCAATGAGTTCGTTTTTGGCAGCGTTAACCTTCTGGCGAGGTAGCTTGGTCAGCTCAGAAAGTTGTGAGTCTGCTATGCGGTCCATCTTCTTGTTGAACCCATAGGTTTTGCGGCAAACAGCATGAGCTACCTTGGCCTGATTTTTGGTCAGGTTCGCGCCGATAAGCTCCTCATACAACTCGTTTGCCAGACGGGTGTACCCATCGTCTGTATCGGCCACGCGTTGCTCCTGTATTCCCGAAACTACAGCGGGAAAGTTGAGAATTTCTGCGGTGTTTGACATACTTACTCCCGTTACTTGGCGTAACACAGTGTGATAAGGGCCTTTGAAGTTACCGCTTCAAGGGCTTTTTCTTTTCTTGTGCCTCTCATATAACCCCCAGCATCGATGTAACCATCGTCATCAGCGGTCCTACCTGCTCCGGCATGAGGCGGAACAGCGACGCTATACCCTCGCTTACCTCTTTGAGCTTCTGATGCTCTGGAGCGTCCAGCAGCACGGCCTGTTTAGCCTCGGCACACTCTTTCATCGCAGAGGCGATCAGCGACATCGTGTCGTTCCGCGGTGCCAGGCGGTTGCGAAATTCCAGCGGCAGCACGGCCATGATTGCCGGCGTCAGCTGGCGCACGTTCTCGCGGTACTGCTCAGAGTCGAAGCGGTTATCCAGGAAGCGGAACAGCTTCTGGCGCGCCCGGCTGATGTCGTCCGGAAAGCTAATGGCGGTCCCGCCCTGCTCCCGGTATTCGTTGATGATCAGCGCTGACACCACGTCCTGATTATCCAGCGCCGATGACCAGGCACGGACCGCATCGCGGATCTTTTCGTGGTCCGGCGTCGCTTTAGCTTGAGCGCGGTTTATCATCGCTCCCGGGTGTATTCCGGTATTGTGTTGATACGCAAGTGAATGCATTGCTTTCCCTTTCGTGGTTAGGCCGCAGTATCACGCGGCGATGCGAATACCAGGCTTTCTTTTAGGACCGGAGCCTGGCGGTGAAAATTCTTCGTGCCTTTCTCGATAGCAGATGCCATTTCTGGAGATGCCCGGCGATTTCCGTAGGCGATCTGGTCCAGGTAACCTGGCGTCGTGTTAGCCAACTTTGCGAGCTGCGCCCATTCGTCGGTAGTGGCGGCCTTGCGCCAGCGGTGTAGTTCAGTGCTCATTGGTGTCTCCGGGTGAGTCGTTTGATTTGGAGTTTAGCGTTATGCTAAATACTACGCAAGCATCATTTAGCAATTTGCACATTTATCATTTTGCTAAAAGCAGTAACAATGCAGGTATGGAAAATAAAGAAATCAGAAAAGCCAACCTGGAAGCGCTGTACGAGAAGCGTCAGCACGAGTCTGGAATGACCAAAGCGCAGTTTGCCGAGCTCATCGAGACAAGTCCGGCTGCGCTTAGCCAGCTACTGGGACCAAACCCTCATCGCAATATCGGCGATAAGATGGCTCGCAAAATTGAAACTGCGCTTGATCTGCCTTTTGGCTGGATGGATGTTTTACACGCCAGTGAAGAACCTTCGAACGTTGCATTTCGAGGACTGAACGAGACAAAAGGAAGTTATCCTGTAATCAGCTGGGTAAGCGCGGGGCAATGGATGGAAGCTGTAGAACCTTATCACCGAAGAGCGATAGATCGCTGGTATGACACGACTGTTGACTGCTCAGAAGATTCATTCTGGCTGGACGTTAAAGGGGATTCTATGACCTCCCCGGCTGGACTGAGCATACCCGAGGGAGCAGCGATACTTGTTGATCCTGAAGTCGAGCCGCGCAACGGAAAGCTGGTTGTCGCGAAGCTAGAAGGCGATAACGAAGCGACCTTTAAGAAGCTTGTAATCGATGCCGGCAGACGCTTCCTAAAGCCGCTTAACCCCGCATATCCAATGCTAGAAATTAATGGAAACTGCAAAATCATCGGCGTTGTGGTTGATGCCAAAATACTAAACATCCCATAACCTCACGCAAAACCCCCCAAGCCCGCCATCGCGCGGGCTTTTTTACGTCCCGAATTCCTTCGCTGTAAATTTTTAATCGCTTATTAATCAATACGCTAAATAAAACCATTCAACAATTTAGCATTTTGCTATTGCACATAATTTAGCATCACGCTAAATTTACCCCATCGAAACGAAACATCGACAGCTGAGCGAAGTTAGCCAGCGGCGGACAGCAAGTCGCCTGCTTTTTAACAACATGCAGATTTACAGCGTCAATGACCTGTTTAGACCCTTACACGAGAAACGTGCTGTATCACCGGGTGCGATCCGGTCGGTGAGAGAGTATCCCCGCGCGAGAGCGAGAACGGCGTGAGAACGGGCAACACTGGCAGAGAGTTGGCGCTGACCAATACAGGGAATGTTTTGGGATTGGATGAATGAGCAGGCTGATGCTCGACCGATGTATTCACAGCGCTCATGGCAAGCAGTAACCAATCTGCGCCTCAAGACAGAGTCACTGGTAGTGCGGGCGCTCTAACCAGTAAGCCGGAGATCAGCGCCGGTCATCCAATCGCCAAAGCATTTCGATTCATCAACCCACGCAACAAAGGAGCTTCTATGCGACGGCAAAGCTATATCGCTCACAAATAATTGGTACCACAAATGCTTTCGGAAACCCCGGCGATGTCGGGGTTTTTGGTGAGTGCTTTGGGCTGGCAGACGGTTATCAGCTAGTTGGTGAGGTAATGGCTCACCAAGGCGACGACGGCCTTCCCTGCTTCATTGTGGGGAGCCAGCACCAAAGCATTTCTCCCGCATCAGCGGGCAAATAACATGAGGTGAAGTATGAAAGAGACAATAGCAATTATTGGTGCTGATGCTCTGTTTACGAAGCGTCCTGACATGTCAGAGGTTAGCGACATCATCAGTTATCTGATGACACGCGATTCATATGCACGCCCAGAGGACGCAGATGGTGACCCGGTTAAGCGGTACGCCATTGTTTGCAAAATCACGGTTGAAGAAATTGATTAAGGCTGCCAGTGGTGGCCTTTTTTACGCCCGTCAGCGGGTAACGACAGAGGGTAAGTCTATGGGATGGGTAAAGTGCGGTGATCGGGTGCCAGATGACGAGGCCGATGTCTTATGTTTCGGTCAATATGGCGATAACGACATTGATGATGAGCGTTATCAGTTCATGGGGTGGCTGTCAAATAAAGGGATTTGGCGGGTTAGTGATGGCGACAGTCAAAACAGAAGAGCCAGAGTGACCAATTGGATGCCATTGCCTGAACCACCAACTGAATAGACCCGCTCCGGCGGGTTTTTTATCGGCCATACATAGGCAGATTTTCGAGTCTGCCCATTTATGACAACCGGCGGCCATCCACCGCCCATTGAAACACTGAATAAATGCGTTGAAGTCTTGTATTAACCGTTCCGTTCGCCGCGATAAGGCTAAGAGGATTTATGAGTGATTTGGAGTTTGGCTTAAAAATATACGCCTTATGGTTTGTCGGGATGTTTCTGCTCGGCATAGCAATCAACTCGCTGACGAAAAAAGAGCATCGCCAGCCACTTTCAAAACTAGCCGTTGATCATGTACGCATGTCTTCCGCAATAACCATCGTGGGCCTGATTGTGTGCGGTATGGGCTGGTTCTTATTCAAGGTGGTGTGAGATGACAGTCACTCACAACGGCAAGCAGTACACCGCCAAAAAGCTCAACGATAACGTGTGGCAGCTGACGTCGGTATCGGCACCGCGCGACAAGCTGACGCTTAACCGCTGGCAGATGCATGTTGCTGGCCTCCTGGAACAGGTTGAGGTGAAGGTATGATCGGAATGCACTACGGCACCGCTTCAGTGCCACGTAGCGAGGTTTTACCGGGCACGATGCTGCAACACCATGGCAAAACTTATCGCGCCTCTGCGAACGTTGAGAAAGGCCTGTACGCCTTCAACATCTTCGAAAAAACCATCATCAAAAGTGATTCCATCGTTGTGCTGCTGAATGAGCGCGGCGAGCCGATGGTTCACTGATACCTAACCCCCTATTCAACCGATCGGCCTGGCTTTCTGCGGGCGGGATCTGCACATCCAAATTTCAGGAGAAACCATGAGCGAAGTAACGGACTTAGTCGTCATTGAGAAGCAGAACGCAATGGCGGTATTCACCACCAAAGAGCAGCTCGACCCGATCATTGAGGCTATCGAGAAAGAAGCTCGCAGCCTGGTGCCAGATGTGTCGACCCGTAAAGGCCGCGACGCTATCGCATCCATGGCGCATAAGGTTGCCCGTTCCAAAACCTACATCGACAACGCCGGAAAAGATCTGGTTGCAGAGCTGAAAGCCCTGCCGAAGCAGATCGACGAAAGCCGCCGCATTGTGCGTGAGCGCCTGGACGCGCTGAAAGATGAAGTGCGCAAACCACTCACCGAGTGGGAAGCCGAGCAGGAACGAATTAAGGCTGAAGAAGCCATGAACGCGCTGCACGCCGAAGCGCTGGAGATGAATGAAAACATCGATTTGCAGCGGGCTATTCAGTTCGAAGCTGACCATGAAATGGCCCTGCTGATGAACAAGGATATTGACCGCGACCGCGAAGAACAGCGACGCCTGGCGGAACAGGCTCAGCGTGAGCACGAAGAGCGTATCAAGCAGGAAGCGGCAGAACAGGCACGCCGCGATGCCGAAGCGAAGCACAAAGCAGAGATTGAAGCCGCAGCGCGCCGTGAAGCCGAAGAGAAAGCACGTGCAGAGCTGGCTGAACGCCAGCGCGTCGAAGCGGAACAGCGTGCAGCTCGCGAGAAGCAGGAAGCGGAAGCCCGGGCGGAACGCGAAAAAGCCGCGGCGGTTGAAGCCGAGCGCCTGAAGGCAAAACAGGCCGAAGATGCTCGCCTGGCTGAGCAGAAGCGCATCGCTGATGAGCAGGCAAAACGTGAAGCTGACGTGAAGCACCGCAAGACGGTCGGCACCAACATCGTTAACGCGCTCACCAGCCACACCAGCTTAACCCGAGAACAGGCTATCGAAGTGCTTACCGCTCTGAAAGATGACCTGATCCCTTGCGCGAAAATTCATTACTGAGGCAACCATGAACGCATACCTCACTTACGACAGCATCGAAGATCGGCGATGGGTTGAGCGGCAGCTCACCGACGAGAAAGAGAAGTGGATCGACGACCGGGCACAGCAAATCATCGACATGATGCCAAAAGAGCCGTCCGGCCTCTTCCACTTCTCGGTCCCGATTGACTCCAGCCCATACGAAGGACTTCGCAGCGATATAGCTGGCGAAGCCTACAACGATTTCATTTCGGCAGTTGCTTACGCCCAGGCGGAATACGACTGGGAACACCGTACCGGCTGCCCGTTTTAAGGAGTGATTATGAGCTTCGATCTGATTCAGTTCGTAAAGGAGCAGGAGCCGCTGTTTGTCGGCGCCCTTACCGACCAGTCTCTGACTTGGGCAAAGGAATGCCAGTTCGCTATACAGTTATTCCAGCGCAATCAAAAATTGGCAGAAACGGCGATTTCCAACCCCACCAGCGCCCAGAACGCGATCATCAACGTTGCAGCGGTCGGCATAAGCCTGAACCCTGCCAGCAAACTGGCTTATCTGGTTCCGCGCGACGGTATGGTCTGCCTCGATATCAGCTACATGGGCCTTCTGCACATTGCCCAGTCGGCTGGCGTCATCAAGTGGGGCCAGTGCAAGCTCGTTCATGCTGGCGACGACTACGAGACGCTGGGTCTCGATAAGGCGCCAGCTCACAAATACAACCCATTTGCTACACCTGACGATCGCGGCGCCGTTATCGGTGGCTACTGCACTGTTAAAACCGCTGATGGCGACTATCTCACTGAAGAGATGAGTCTCGCTGAGATAGAAGAAATCAGGAAAGTGAGCAAAGCGGGAACATCACCAAAAGGCCCATGGGTCAACTTCTGGTCTGAGATGGCCAGGAAGACGATCGTCAAAAGAGCATATAAATACTGGCCGCGTGCTGACCGTCTGGATAATGCCGTCGATGTGCTCAACGAGAGCGAAGGCATATACACGGACCCAGTTATGCCCTACACCCCTGAAAGCGAAATCATCCAGTCGGAAGAAAACGCAAAACAGGAACTTATCAACACCATCCATTCACTATGTGAGGACATGAAGCAGGCGAAAAATATGCATGCTCTCAAAACTCACTTCCAGGCAGCTTACAAAATGACGGTCGGAATGCAGCTTCAACAAGAGGTTCAGGCCGTCTATGCCAAGTGCAAAGCAAAATTCGAAGAGGTTACGCAATGACAGCTCTTTACCAGATCGCCAATGATTTCGCAAAGCTGACTGATTCAGGCATGGAGCCTGAAATGATAGCCGACACCCTTGATGGCATTGAGTGGGAGCTGGAAGCAAAGGTCGAGCAGATCCTTGCTGTCTGCAAAAACGAATCTGCTTATGCCGAGGCGCTGAAAGAAGAAAGCAAGCGTCTTGCAGAGCGCGCAAAAGCCGCAGAAAACCGTGTGTCGAGCATGAAAGATTATGTGGCCACCTCCCTCGAAACAGCAGGAAAGAAATCACTGAAGGCAGGCATTCATCAGGTAACGGTTCGCGCGCCTTCCAAGTCAGTAGAGATTACAGATGCCAGCGCACTTCCTCCTGAATTCGTCGAATACGAGACGAGCATCAAGCCAGACAAATTGGCTATCAAACACCAAATCGAAGCTGGCGTGGATGTACCTGGCGCGCAAATAAAACTCGGCAAACCTTCACTCATCATCAAGTAGGTGGAGCCATGAAACGCACACCATTTTACCGCAGGCCAGGGCGAACCGGGCAATTCTCAGGTCTCCGCGAACGCGTTATCTGGATGATTCAGACGCGCGGCCGCCCGGTAACGGGCAGCGAAATCGCCGAGAAGTTTGGCGTAACGCTCATTGAGTTTAACCGGGTCGCCAACGGCATTGCCCGCGGCTCAGGACAGATAGCGCAGATCGTTGAGTCGGAAAAGTGGATCAACGAGGACGGCATCTGCGACCGGACATTTAGTCTGGCCAGCAAGCCAAAGGTCGTAACGCCGCAGGGTAAATCGCGGCTGTTCACCCGGCGCGCCATAGAGCAGTCGCAGGAAGGCCGACGGCAGGAGCGCATTGCTCGTGCCTCCCGCCGTCGCCGCCTGATTGCTCAGGGCCTCTACATCGACGAAATGGAGTCCATCCTATGACTCACTCTCACGACGACATCAGGGTTGGCACTCTGTTCCTTCCCTTCATTGGTAACGGCTGGCTAATGCCATGGGGTGAAGTGGTCAGCAATCCATTAAAGGCGAAGCGGCTCGCTGAGGAATATCGGGAAAGGCAGGAGGCGGCATGAGCGAAGAATATGTCAGCGAGCTTGAGCTGGGGAAGTGCGGAGAATATTACGCAATTTTTAAGCTGGCCAAGCAGGGTTTTGTTTGTTTCCCATCAGACCAGGGGTTGCCATACGACATTGTGGTTGAGGCCAACGGTAGGCTCCTTAAGGGACAGGTTCGCTCGACGCTGAAAATGCGCGATTACGGCAAATCAAAAAGTGTTTACCGGTTCGGAACGAGAACGGGGAAAGGTTATGGCCGCGCAGCATCACTTAGTACATGTGACTTCTACGCCTTCGTTGTCATCGATGAAGAGAAGATAGCCTTCATGTCTACGGATGAACTGGCCAGCACAAAAAATCCAGGGACGCTTATCCAGACGATGGAGTTTAGATCTTCTAGCGGTATTTACCCGGGGAGAATTTATTCCAACGGCACGCAAAGGATGCTTGATTATTCACGGAATATTGAGAGCTACGAAGATTTCAACCGCGTCGTTTCTCTGATGGGGGGAAGAAGATGCCGAATCAAAAATACAGCTTAATAATGGCTGACCCGCCTTGGTCTTACGGCAACACCATCAGCAACGGGGCCGCCGCCGACCACTACCACACCATGAAGCTTATCGACATCAAGCGTCTGCCAGTGTGGGAGCTTGCCGCCGAAAATGCGGTGCTGGCGATGTGGTACACCGGCACGCATAACCAGGAGGCTATCGAACTGACAGAGGCCTGGGGCTTTACCGTTCGCACGATGAAGGGCTTCACCTGGGTGAAGCTGAATCAGAACGCAGAGCTGCGCATCAACAAGGCGCTGGCCGAGGGTGAAGTCACCGACTTTTACGACTTCCTCGATCTGCTTAACGCCGAGACGCGCATGAACGGCGGAAACCACACCCGGGCCAACACCGAAGACCTGTTGATTGCCACCCGCGGCGCCGGGCTGGAGCGAAAGCATGCCGGGATTAAGCAGGTGGTCTACAGCCCGCTCGGCGCGCACAGCGAAAAGCCGTGGGAAGTACGCAACCGGCTGGAGCTGCTTTACGGAGATGTGCCGCGCATTGAGTTATTTAGCCGCTGCGCGGCGCCGGGCTGGGATCACTGGGGAAATCAGTGCGACACCGCCGCGGTAGAACTGCTGCCCGGCTGCGCCATCCAAGTCGTGAAAATGGAGGCCGCATGACGCCAGCAAATGAAAACGCCATCCGCGCCGCCTGCCGCCGCTGCACCGAGGAAATCCAGCAGGCAATGCGCAAGAAACCAAAGCCTAACTGGAACGAAACGGTGCCTCCCATCATCAATAAGCATCACAAGAAAATTGAAGCTCTGGGAGTTAGCCTTCTGGAGTTCGTCGTATACACAGGTCGGCTTAATCGCCGCTTCGGAGTTGAATCGTGACCAAATACGCGAAACTGGATAGCGAAGTGTTAAGTGCTATCGGTGCTCAGCCAACCTCGTTCACGGAGCTATTTAGCCCTTCCGTCAGACAGGAGTGCCTGATCATTGCTGAAGCAGAAGGAAAGCACCCAATGGACGTCTTCCGCATTCTTGACCGACGACTCCAGTCTCTCAGGAAGCTTGGTGTCATCCAGCACGTCAAAGGCAAGGGTTGGATACAGCCATGAAATCGCAAATTACCAGGTCGCTAAAGCGGCCTTTTTTATTGCTGGCATTCACCTTCAACCGAATTAACCGACAGTTCCGGGAGCATTGATCATGATTACTCAGGCAAGACTTAAGGAGTGCTTAGATTATGACCCGCTTACTGGATCGTTTACTTGGATAAAATCCACCGCTTATTGCATAAAGCCGGGAATGCCAGCTGACAGCCTGACCTGCAATGGTTACATCGGGATTAAGCTCGACGGGAAGAATTACTTGGCGCACAGATTGGCCTGGCTTTACATGTTTGGCGAATTCCCTCCAGGTCATCTTGACCATATGAACTGCGTTCGTACCGACAATCGTATCGCAAATCTACGCCCAGCGACTCACACCCAAAACATGCATAACCAAAATCTGCGCAAGACCAACAAAAGCGGTCACAAAGGTGTCAGTTGGTGCAATAAAACTAAGAAATGGCACTCCCAGTGCATGTTTGAGAGAAAGAAATATCACTTGGGTAAATTTGAAAATATTGAAGATGCAATTCAAGCCGTTGAGTCATTTAGAAATGCACGACATGGCGAATTTGCTAATCACGGACAAACCGCGAGTAAGGAGTAGCCATGGACATCATCGACACCGCAGCAGAGATTGAAGAGCTTCAGCGTAACGCTGCCCTTTCCGCTCACCGAGTGAACCGTAACGACGTATCAGCTGAGCGTTGTGAAGAATGCGACGAACCAATTCCAGAGCCGCGGCGCGCTGCCGTTCCCGGCTGCCAGACGTGTGCAGAGTGCCAATCCGTCATCGAGTTGAAGAATAAGAAGAGGGGATTGTAATGCAGAAGGCAATTTTAGACATGTGCTGCGGGTCGCGCATGTTCTGGCTCGACAAGCAGGACGAGCGCGCCGTGTTCAGTGATATCCGCGCCGAGCAGCATGAGCTTTGCGACGGTCGCCAACTGGTTATTAGTCCGGACATTATTGCCGATTTTCGCGCCCTCCCTTTTGCCGATAACACTTTCCCTGTCGTCGTGTTCGATCCGCCGCACCTCGAGCGTGTCGGCGATAACGCGTGGATGGGTAAAAAATACGGGCGGCTCAATAAAGAAACATGGCGAGATGATTTACGCGCAGGCTTCGCCGAAGCGTTCAGGGTGTTGTGGCCACACGGCGTGCTCATCTTCAAATGGAACGAAACGCAGATCCCGGTAAGCAATATCCTGGCGCTTACCGACGAGAAGCCGGTCATCTGGCAGCGCACCGGCAAGTCAGACAAAACTCACTGGGTGATCTTCGTCAAGGGTGGTCCCAATGTTCAGGATAATCCAGCCTAATACCTGGTACGCCGATCCCCACGGCGCGCCCTGCAAAATACTCCGAGCTACCCACGAAGTAATCCACTACATCCGCAACGGCCGCACCTGCATCGCCAGCATGGGCCGCTTTAATCAGGATTTCGAGCCGCTGACCAAAGCACAGGCCGCGCGGATCGCCGAAGAAATCGAAACAGCAGAACACCTGAAGAAGCTGCGCGCCCAGCGTGCGGCATGAGGAGAGAGCGTGAAACCTTACGAATCGAAGAAATCGCAGTTCACCAGAAACCTGATCCGGCGGCGCCACGCTGAATGGTCAGAAAAGACATTCGGCAATGTCGGCCCCATCGGACCTCTGAAGAACCTTTCGAAAGAGGCGCTGGAAGCTGCCGCAGATCCTGGCGACCTCAGCGAATGGGCTGATATGCAGTTCCTGCTATGGGACGCGCAGCGGCGCGCCGGTATCACTGATGAGCAAATCACTGCGGCGCTGGAAGAAAAGCTAAAGGTGAATATGGCTCGCCAGTGGCCGGAGCCGAAAGACGGCGAACCGCGCCTTCACATCAAACCATGACGCAACTGATAGTCAGTTATGAGCTGGCTATTGGGTGCGAAAACTAAGTGCGATAGAATACCGACATCATAAAGGAGGAATTAGATGAAACTGACACAACAGCAGTGCACCATCCTAACTGGCTACACTGGGGTATTGATCGGGAGTTTTTCTGATTTTCAGCAGGATGCTGAGAAACGTCTGGGCAGAACTTTGCTTACCCATGAAATGGCCTCTGCCGAGGTTATGTCTGAATTGAAAGAACTTTATAAAAAAGATTTCCTCGCTTTAATGCCCGAATAGACCGTTCGCCACATCCCTGCCTCACCTAAATAGAACCCGCCACTGAGCGGGTTTTCTTTTGGGAGTTAATCATGCAATCAAACCCCATGACCTGGCTCATCGCCGCACTTATGGCGCTGGGCGCTCTCATCTCATTTCTTCACGAACCGGAAGGTGTGCAATGGCTGCTTTTAATGTGGGCGCATTAGTCCAGAAGAAGACCGGCGGTATACATGGCGTGGTGGATAGCCAACTGGAGCCGGAAGGCGATCACCCGAAGGCCTGGGTGCGCTGGGATGACGGGAATTATTCAGTGCACGCGGAAAACGAATTACGCGCGGCCACGCCAGACGGCCCGCAGTTTTATAAAACGATGTCATAGGAGGGGAGATGGTTACAGCAGAGCCACTCACTGCACAAAAGGCGGCAAAGCTCCTGAAGGTTTCACCAAGGACCGTCTACCGTCTCATCGACTCCGGCCAGCTCGCCGGGAAGAAGATTGGTAACAAATACCGCACGACCGATGTCGCCTGTATTGCGTATTTACATGACCCGCGCGATCCTGTTTCCGCGAGCGCGGGTGAACATAAAGGAGAGTTTTTATGTCAATCACCCTCAGAGGCGGCGTCTGGCACTGTCATTTCGTTACGCCGTCAGGGAAAAGAATTAGAAAATCTCTTGGAACGGGGGACAAAAAACAAGCGCAGGAGCTGCACGACAAGCTGAAGGCTGAAGCGTGGCGGGTGGATAAAATCGGGGAACTGCCGACGAGGACATTTGAGGAATGTTGCATCAGGTGGATCCGCGAGAAGGAGCATAAGCGGTCACTCGATGACGATAAGACCAAAATCGAATATTTCCTACGGCATTTCTCCGGCCGGGATATTTCAACCATCACGGCTGATCAGGTTCATGAAGCTGTTTCGAAGATGGTCAACCGCAAGCATATTCAGGTGTGGGAGTCGCGCCGGGACGCGGCTATACGGCGGGGAAAGGAACCGCCTCCGTATGTTGAGAAACCGGTAAGCCAGGCCACAAAGAGCCAGCACCTTTCGTTCATGCGCTCTTTGTTCAAGGCTGCGGCTAATGACTGGGGCTGGATTAAAACGGCACCGGTTATAAAAACCAAAAAGCCGATCAGCAAACGCATCCGATGGCTGACCAGGGACGAGGCAGAACGGTTAATTGTCTGCATGCCGGAGTCGATAAAGCCGGTGGTGATATTTGCACTGGCAACCGGCCTGCGCCGATCCAACATCATTGATCTGGAGTGGCAGCAGGTCGATATGCAGAGAAAGGTTGCATGGGTAAATCCGGAGAACGCGAAGGCGGGCAAGGCTATCGGCGTGGCTCTGAATGATACCGCATGCAGGGTGTTAAGGGATCAGATCGGGAAAAGTTCCAGGTGGGTATTCGTTCACACGAAGCCATCAACGCGCCCGGATAAAACCGTCACTCCGGCTGTCCGCAAAATGCGAGTGGATGACAATGTCGCCTGGCGCATTGGACTGGAAAGAGCGGGTATAGAAGACTTCCGTTTTCATGACCTCCGGCATACCTGGGCGAGCTGGTTAATTCAGTCCGGCGTTCCGTTGTCCGTTCTTCAGGAAATGGGCGGCTGGGAATCCATCGAAATGGTACGTCGTTATGCTCACCTGGCGCCGAACCATTTAAGTGAGCACGCACGGAAAATAGATGCCATTTTTGGCAACCATGACACAAATACGACACAAGGAGAAAATCAGGCTGGCTTGAAACTGGCGTAAGTCACTGATATTGAATGGCACGCCCTGTAGGATTCGAACCTACGACCTACGGCTTAGAAGGCCGTTGCTCTATCCAACTGAGCTAAGGGCGCACGGAGAAGAGTGTACTTTGCGGTGGTGAAACGCCTGGAATTATACGGTCAATGCGTAGTGAGTCAATGCCTTTTCCACCTTCTCTGCCGTTAATGACTAGCTGATTGTAAATACGGCTGTTTTTTCAACATTTATCCCTCTTTTACGGGCTGCGAAAAGGCTTAGCCGCTTTTAAGTAACGCCTGCTGTTTTCCTGTTTACTTCCCCTTCACACTGTCCTGCGGTATCCCGGCCGCCTGGAGGCTGGAAATGAACAGGACGACGGAGTGACAGCGTCAGACCAGACAGGTTTCCCCTCGTGCGTGCAGCACATCTCACACGACATTACAGGCATCAAGCTTGAACCCATTGTCGCCCTCTCCTCTTCGCGCACGGTAGGGGCTGAAGTGCTCAGCGTGCTGTCACCGCATCAACAAAGCGAAGGCTTTTTTCACGACTGGTCCGCTGCTCGGGCGCTTATGCTGCTGGAAGCACAGATCGCTGCGTTAAAAAAACCCTTTCCCTGCGACAACCTTTTCATAAATTTGCCGATAACCGTTCTGACCATACCGGAAATGTTCCAGCGTTTACTGCAACTTAACAGCCCACCGCTGAACATTGAACTCGTGGAGCCTGCTTCCTTCTTTTCTCTCTCAGACCCGGCACGTCTGAGGGTGAGTTGTGCGCTTCAGCAGTTGACGGCGCAAGGACATCGGATCTGGTTGGATGACATTGATGAAGCGTCAGGGCGCGCGTTTTTGTCCTGCCGCATGCCGTTAAGCGGAATAAAAATCGATAAGATCGCTTTCTGGCGTTTACGTGCAACGCCAGCGCTGGCAAACCTGGTCACGCTTTGTTCAAAAATTGCTGAAAATGTACTCATAGAAGGCATTGAAACAGAAACGGACCGTAAGTTTGCGCTTCAGGCTGGCGCGCGCTTCGGTCAGGGATATTATTGGCCATCCTGGAGATGGCAGGAGGACTGA